CCCCCCTCGAAGGGACCGGTTACATGTGCCCAACTGGCCGGGTCGTTAGGTGTCTGCGTCTTTTTGAGGTGAATCCCCCATCGGTCATCATCCCCCACCCAGCCATCGTAGAAACAGTACCACCAGCCATCCTCGTAAAAAAGCGAGGTTGTCTGTACCGTGCCGAGGTAGTCCGTGCCGAGGTCTCTCTTTACAACGGGATTGTTGGAATACCGCTGGAACTGTGGGTCCGGCACATCGATAACTGTCGGTGTCCCTGTCCCGGAAACCTGGAATGAGTCCAGAGTCGATAAATCAATCAGCGCCATAATTACTCCAGCACCAGCTTGGGTTTGTTCGTACCCTCGCCCCCGTCGAATGATGCCCAATATATTTGTGCAGGAGTACTGTTCTGGAAGTCGTGGGCATACTCCCGCACGCAGATTTTAAGCGTTCCACCACTCCCTCGGAGCGCATTGACTGCATCCCTCAGCGCCGTTGTAGAGATATCGTAATACTGATTGAGCGTTGTGATTGTGGCTGTTTGCCCAATACTCGTGCCGTTCGGGGCTGACGGAAAGCTGTCGAAATCTGCCGTAGTGGGGGGTAGGGCATGTGTCGAAGTCTGAATCCCCGCGACTGGCGAACCTGCGGATTGCACGGCGTACAGCGAGAGAGTGGCCGTGGTTATGTTCGCCCCAGCCGGGATGGTAAAGTCGATAAACGTTCTGTCTGTCAGATAATAGGTATCGTAGGGTTCTTCTTCCTCTTCCTCTAATGACGCTGCAATATTGATTGTCCCTCCAGTTGCAAATTCCGCTCCACCGGTAGTAGCGCTACGGATAGTAGCAAACGATGAGGCATGGGTTGCTTCAATGTAGCCGTCAGTCGTGTTGGCGTAGATAGTTTCAGAACCGCCAGTCTGTGTACTATTATTAACAACAACCGCACCCGAGATAGTAGCAAGATCATTACCAACAACATCCTCAGTACCATCAGTAGGCTGGGTATAGCTAATAGTAGGCACGTCAGCATCCATGACAGTAGCAGCAGTGCTATAAACCAGCGTATTACTATTTGCCCCACTCACATACGTTAGAGCATTAGTCGGGCTATTAAGTGTCCATCCACCATTGCCGCCAGCACCAAACTTAACTACCTCGTCAAATACCAAAGTAACCTGAGTTCCAGCAGTATTAACCGTAGCAGATTGCAACGTAGGCGCAGCAGTATCAGGAGTGGCAGACGATACAGCCGTTGCCACAGAACTTCCAGAACTATTACGTGCAACCAAGCAAGAGTTTACTTGAGTCCCGCCAGTAAATCCGCTGATAGCTGCATCTTTGGTAACACCAGAGTGCAATGTGCCGTTAGCCATAATCTCAGCCGCAGTATCATCACTGGGGTCTACGCTAGTATAAAGGTCATAAGCGCTAGCACCATTGGCATTAGTCCAAGTAGGTATAATAGTCCCACTCCCAGCAGTAATACTAAATGCAGTAGGCGCAGGAGGAATTAACTGTACAAGGAAGTTGCTACTTTGGGAACTAGTCCCGCCCAAAGAATCTTTGGCCGCCACAGTCCAGTTAGCGTTGCTGCCCGCGGTTTGCGAAGTCACATCAGCATACAATGTGCTAAATTCAGTAGTCCCATCTGGGTATCTAGCGCCATCTTTGTAGACAAGATAAGTTATTGGAGTATTACCTTCAGGGTCAGTGGATGCTTCCCAATTTAACCTGAATCCAGTTCCACCGGCTAAATAGTTAGTCGCAGTAAACAATGCATAATTAGGAACACTAGGCACTTGATTCTCAGCAGTGATGGTGTAAGCATCACTAACAACATTTCCAGCGTTCCCAGCCAAGTCCCTAGCAAAGTGTTTAATAGTCGCAGTTTCTGTAACACTAATCGCGCCAGAGTAAACTTGCGTAGTCCCAGCAACAGGATACACCGGAGTAGTTCCATCAGTTGTGTAGTAAATATCCACAACAGTTTCATCCGCAGAAATCGTGACAGATTGAGTACCACCATAAGTCCCTGCTACCGGGCTTGCTGTAGTAACCGGCAACGTGAGGTCAATGCTCCAAGTGTACGAAGTAGCAGAAGTCTCTTGCTGCCAGTTACCACCAGAGTCTTTACCGATGACTTCAAGAATGTGCATACCGGCGGAAAGACTCGAAAGTTGGATATGAATAGAAACAGCAGTCTCGCTACCCCAAGCCCCAGCATCAATCCGGTACTTATAGGCCACAACGTCCGTCCCGCTTACAGTAACATCCGTAGATTGGGAATTAGTAATCGTTGCAGGAGTACCACTGAGAATCGCAACAACATTTGCAACTCCAATGTCGGCCACATCATAGGCATTTACAGTCGGGATTATACCTCTGACTTCGTCAGCAATTACTCCCCAGGGAGTATCAAACTTCGCAGCCATCCATACTTTGCCATTGGCGAGTACATATGCTGCGCCATAGTAAGTTGCTGAACCTGTAAAAGTCCATTCTTGGGTAGCATAGTCAAACCGGACAATACCACTTTGAACAGACGCAACCCAAGATACTTGGGTAAGAGTCTTAGCATCTGCGCCATTACCACTAGCAAACGTAAAATCCGCAGCTACAGATGTTTTTACTGGAGTGAAGTTATTAGTAAACAACCTCAACTGAAGATTATCAGGAGGTAGCCTAGTAGCTTCACCTTCATTTACCAATACCCACTGTGCCATATATACACCTAGTTGGAGTTAGTAATTAAAACAAATGCGCTTCATAGATGCCACAGTCTATCGTAACAAACAAGAAGCGCAAAGTCAATAGTAAGGTATTATGTTTTGAATAGTGCCACCATGCTGCTAAGAGATGCTCCATTTACTAGCTAAGTAATTATGAATTAGTGTTAATTCGTTTGTAGTAATGTTTCTATCATAAAACAATACTTCATATACCTTTGTATTTGTAATTGAAGTAGTTGCACCGCCAGGAGATGCAAGGTGACTGCCTATGCCTAAATTACTACTGGTTAAGCTATAAGAAAAACTAACAGATTGTATCTCAGTGTTGTTTTTATAACCTTTAACATTACCACTTGCATACTTCTTTGCTAATGTCATTAAACTAGTTGTTGGGGCGGTAGTGCTTTTAGTAGTTTGCCCATATCCCCCAAACCAATGTTTATCACTATTATAACCTATAGCACTATTCTGATTATTTGCCGCAGTCCCAGACAAAAAAGCAATTCCTTCGTAATTTGACGTATTTCGGGATAGCGATTCTACAACAGTGATAATTGTGTGCGGTTTATCTCCAGAGCCTATAAACACTCCAGAAGATGATACTAAATAATCAGTAGCAAATAAAAGCCCATTCACTCCGCCGACTATCTTCAACTGAGGTCTTAAATTGTCATCCGCGTTAGTTATATCAAATCCGTGGCCACTTCTATCTTGCCATACTTTAACTAAATCCGTATCATTTTCTGCTGCTACAGTCTTGCTGGAATCTTGCCACAGACTCCCAGCGTAGGAAGCATCGTACCATGCAATGATATTATCTACCTGAGTAGGTAGAAAATTCCCGGCAGCACTGCTTCCACCAACTCCAATTCTCCTTCCTCTAGCACTAAGAGGCATGATGACCTCCGATAAACCAGATATTATTAATTCTTGTTGCTTCTACAATTATTCTGCCGGAAGAAGTAACATCAGTTAAATCCACAGACGCGCCTTCCACTGTTATCGAAGAAGGCACAGTGCCAGCCATAACAAGTAACAACGTAGCACTGGCAGCTTTGCCTATTGATGGTGTATTGGAAAAAGTAATAGCTGTATCCACGCCGCTTTCTATTGTAACGACATGAATATTTCCCAGGGAGTAATCGCAAGTTGCAGTACCAGAAGCCCCAGCAACAGAATTCTCAGTTTCACTATAGCCTTTTAACTCAACCCCATACCCATAAGTTGTGAATAAATTAGACCTGATAGCAACAGGGTAAAAAGCATCTGACGTAGTGTTTCTATATCCAAGAACAACTCTAGCGACACCTTTGTACCCAGCAGCGGCTCCAGTAGTAATAGATGTTTTGGAAACAGTCAATACAGAATTATTAGTCTCATTCAAATCCACATAAGCATATTCATTATCGCTCAGAGCAATATTCCCAGCTGCAATTTCATTTGCAATCGCATTCCCAGCAGCAGAGATAAAAATCAACCGCATTTTATCCGACCAAGTTAAAGTCCCACTTGCCCAGGTAATACTTCCGTCGCAGTGGAATAAGGTATTATGATGATAAGACAATACCTTATCAATCGCTTGCAATGGGGCGTTCATTGCTGTTGCTCTAAACTTAGTGGTCCCATCTGCATAATCAGTTATAAAATTACTCATCCTTTGCTCCTTTAAACCATTAATTCGCCACTAACGTCTAACAACGGAATAAGTGCGTAGCCATAAATTATATTACTTTTCCCAACAACCTCAATCCTAACCTTTGGGGAAACATCCCCAGGGTCAACATTACCTCGATAGTATGCTATGGTGTCATTACCATCAAATCCAGTAGTTAATGTTGTGATTGTTTTACCTGAGTCAAAATAGCCATTCCCTTCTTCACAGAAAGCATATAATGTATAACTTCCTGTTATATTTTCCCCATACTGATCTTTGGCTAGAATTGCAATAGTCGCCGGATTACCGAGCCAAGCCAATGGGGTATCAATGTCTTTATCACAAGTAACCACTATGCTACTAATAACCGCCGCATACCATATTGCATTTATCATATCCGCCCTAACTTCTGTTGCGCTAGAAGTAAACAAAATATGACAAAGCTTAACATGGCTGGAAGGAACAGCTGGTAACGTTGGGTTGGAAGTTACTTCTGAACTACTAATAACATCTACAAGCCCATCAATTCCAATAACAAGCAAGTCATATCTTACTTTCCCAGTAGCCGGAGCAGTGAATTCAATAACATCAATATCCCCGCCCATTAAGGTGTCATCACCCATTGTCATGTCACTATCAGCAAGCATAGTAACACCAGCAACAGAGTAAACAACACCATTAATACGGTAAGTTCCAGAAGCTATTGTTACTTTCATCTCTCCCGGTATCGGGTAAACTTGAAGCCCAGTAACAATAGTATCAACAGAAGAAACTCCTGGTAATGCTTCAACTCCATTTGGGAATGTTGGGATATTCATACCATGACCAACAATCTCAAACAAAGTCCTATTACCACCCCTATGAGCAATCCTTACAGCATTACCAGGTTTTAAATACTGTGGCGTGCTTTCCCAATTCTCAGGATACCTTGCATACAAAGGCAAGTTAGACCCTTGGATTCTTACTTTGCACTTTCTCAGGTCTTCATAAACCTCATACACAATAGCATCCCTAGTCTCTGACATACTAGATGCCACTCGTTGCATGTTCTTTCTAAGAAATCTTTTTTGCATTAGTGGATTCATTAAATTCTCCACCCTTCTATTTTGTCAATAACTTTAGGTTCTTTACCAAGCTCCCAAGTACGCTCAATCTCGCTAATAAATATTTTCATTACTTGCCCAGAGTAAGGGTGCGGGATTTGAATTGTATCCCCTTCTTCGTCTTGGAAATGTGCAATCTTCTCAAGTTGAACTCGCTTGCGTTGCAATTTCTTGAGCATGATAAGAAACTCAGCAAAAACTCTACAATCCCCGACAGTATAACAAGCAAACCCTTCAACTTTCTCAGCAATGATTTTACCAATCTCAATCTGGAATTCTTCATCATTGGCTGTGTATTCTACTGACCTTCTAGCATACCCAAGTGGTTGTGCCCAGATTTCATATTGGAAGTTGCACATACTGCCAAGAATTGTAAGCGCGATATAAAGCCCAGTACCTTCAATATACCTACCCCAAGGATAAGTGAGTTTACCAGTCGCAGGGTCTACAATATCCCCAATCTTATTCCCAGCAAAGTAAGTAGCAATAGCAGCGGTTAACTGCGGAATCAAATTAGGCACATCAACAGTGACAGTACAAAACTTCTCAAAACTATCAACTTCGCTGATAGATTCATCAACTTCACCAGCAAGAAAGAAACCCATCCCCGAAGCAGACTCAAGTACCTCCAACCTCGGATATCTACATCTCCTACTCCTATCCTCCGAGTAATAAACATCAAAATCCTTCTTCATTCCCCACCAGCCTGCAGTACCACTAAGCGAAGCTACTCTTTCTTCAGGAAACAATATCTCAATATCATCCTGTTCTTCCCCGGTAACAGTAACTCTATTAACCATATCCGAGTAACTATCATCCGGTGAATATCCAATCATTGCTTTCTTATCAGTATACGTATGATTCACTGAATTGTCTATTGCAATCTTTCTGGTAATAAACTTATCATCAGTAGTCATTGTAGAGAAATGCCCATACCGATTACAGATAATAGGAATCATATCACTAAGTTTAGTATCCGCCCATTGAGCATCAATTAAGTTAGGCCCAGTGAAATTAATAGTAATATCCCCAGAAGCTATCCCGCCAAGATTCTCAACTAAATCAGCCAAAATAGCTTCAGGATATTGGCCCTGATAGCTCACAACAACTTGTTCATCATCATCCCAGAAGGTTCTAATATCCTGCGCGGTAATAGATATTGTAGGATACTGGCTTATTCTGAAACTCAACGCAGTCTCAGTAACATAAAAAGTCCCTTGGGCAGCCCAATAATCAACCCCAGATACTTTTTCCCCTGCTTTAAATACTAACTTCCTTCCTTTCTTTACATATTTATTAAACAACGAAAGCAAGTTAGATGGGTCAAACAAGTACCCATGAGATAACTTAAACTGAAGTTCATGAGGCGAACCATCCACGGCTACTTTACGTGAAATACTATCAACTAAGTACTCTGTAACATCAAACTGAGGTTCAATACTATCCCAAGCAAGGTAATACTTTGTATTGTTGGATTTATCCTTTTGCCAAAAAGCCCATACTTTATTATCTTCATCAATCCCAACCCAAGCATTAAAATCAGAAATACCATTAATCAATTTAGCAGAAGTACTAAATTCCCAATCGGTATCTTTTGCTCCTATTTTGTACATTGTTTGTTTGAATTTACCATCCCTAAGAAATGTAGTAATTCCAAGATAACTGTAAGATGCAGCAAAATACCGATCATTTGCTTGGTCATATAATGCCCACCATAAATTATCTGTATTATTTGGTGTAATTCCCGGTATTTCATCATTACTTTTCCTATCAAACGTTTCTGTTAATGTATTAAAAATAACAACACCGTCAGAACTTGTACCTATTAGTATTTCATCAAGTTCCGGGACAAGAGTTAAAGAATTAAATCCATAATCATTAGCAGTCTTATATGGGGGGATAGCAAAATGAACATAACTAGATGCAACATCAATAATACACAATCCTTTTTGGGTATCATAACCACTAGAAGCGTAATAAGTAAAAATGCCATATATTTTATTATTATGAAGTACAAAATCACCTAATGAGTTTCTAGGAAGCCCCCCATCAGGGTTAGCATTTAATCTAAAAGATTCTGCTCCCGCAGCCAAATCCCAACAACGTAAAGCAGCATCGCCTTCAATACCATCAATCTGACTAAACCAATATTCATTACCATAAATACGTCGCTGTAAAAGATTTGACCCAAAAACATCACTCATTGTATAAAAATCAGCAGAGACATTAAATGTATATTCTGGTCCAGTGTCATTTAAATCAAGATAACCAACAACGGAATAGCCACTTGTCCCTCCACTCATACGACCATAAGCCATTATCCAAACATGGTTATTAACTTCGTCATATTCATGATATGCTTCAGCAAAAGCTCTGTTAGAGGGCCAACCAACGACATTTTGTGCAGTTTCTGTGGCTGTATGCGTTGTGAAATTAAAACTCCGCATAACATCAGTTTCAGCTTCCCATACACAGATATGTGGTAATGTACCAACAATTACTTTATTTCCAACCATAGCCCGTTTGTAACACTCATCATATCTACTAGATACATATTGAATAACGGCAGGCACAGCCGGGGTTGTTATATAATTCCTAGTTTTAGTAATAGTCCATGTGGCAATGTCAATTTCAAAAATTCCTTGTAAATGGGTATACACATAACCAGATTCAGCCACCACAGCATATAATTTCTGGTTAACAGAATCCAGCATAATATAGGAAACAAAATCATAACCACTATCACCACCCTGCTGTGGAGGCCAACCTGTGGTACTTTCGCCTATGAATAAAGCACCAGACTCTTCTGTAAAAGCAAGATACATTGAATCTGCATCAGTTTGAACAGCAGAAGGGTAATATCCGATTTTAGTGAAATCAGTATAATTTGTGACTTTAACCGTAGTTCCCCACGTAGCCCCGTTATCTGTTGATTTTGAATAGTAAATATTCCGTAATGGATTTAAATTTGTATCCAAACCATCAACAAAATAGAAAAACAATAATAATTCACTTTCAGCAGCAGTCTCCAACAAAAAGAATGTAGACGCTCTATTATCTATTGTATTACTTGGTGATAATCCAAACGAAGAAATAATATCTACTACAGAACTCCAAGAAGTAAAATTACTGGATGTTCTAACAAAAACATTCCAGGCAGGAGTGCCTGAAGTGTAGTTATTATAAACCATCGTATAAGTATCATTTGCTAATCTAATTACAGTGATAGAATACTTAACATAAGAATTGCTTATAATTAGATAATCACTTATTGTGATTGCGCCAGATACATTAACCCCAAAGGCTCTTATGTCATAGTTAGCGCCATTCTTTCTAATATAACAAACCCCTATATCCCCATTAACCAACTCAACCAATGCAAAATCATCAATATCAGTATTGGTGATTAGCGGGATATCTATAGTAAATTCAATCCTATCAACATCGGTATAAAACATATACAAATGATTAGTAGTTGAATCCGCATACTCTAGGTTAAACCCAATTATTCTTCCAGAAGAATGTACCAAAAACTTTGGCTTCATTTCTTTCGTATCCGAAGTAAAAACATTACCAGTAAACGGAATATCCGCAACAGTCTTCATCGAAAGCAGTTGCACAATCGGATGATGTTCAACTCCATCCTGGGCAGTTTGGAGTGCTGAATCAAGAGTAAGTGCCATTATGCAACCTCGCTTATGATGACAAAATCAAGTTCCACATCTTTGCGGAAAGAGAATCCAGTAGAAACTAGTTTTGGGAGATATAGCTTTCCAGTAAGACTCCGTATTCTAATATTATACGTCTTCGATGACCCATCGGCGGGATTTAATACTACCGAAGCACTAGCTTGGTAAAGAGCATCCAGGGAGTTAAACAACGCTTCGGGCATTACATCCCAAGAGAGTGTTCTCTCAACTCCGGCGATGAAGTTGCCAAAATCAAAATAAGCAACTCCATCCATAGTCTCTACAACCGCATCCCGTTTCTCAGCAGTCAATACCCCACTAAGTTCTTCATTGGTTGTTATTGCAACCCCGCCGATAGTCATACTGGACATTAACTGTGTCTCCTAACGTATTTTGCAACTGTGTGTTCTATTTCTTGGCGTAAACCACTAGCATAAGCTTCTGAAGCAGGGCCATTGATATTTACTGGAACACTAATACTATGCCCACCAGCACCACCAGGATTCACATACTCCGGATGATTTTCTGCAATCTGATAAGTCTTGCCACTATCTTGCCCAACTCCAAACACAGGCTCGGTAATCCAACCACCATTAGCATACGAGTAATCAAATCCAGCAAGTGCGTCACCAGGAACAGGGGCAGAGCCTTTCATCGGGTTTCCAGCTAACCCAAACCCACCATTAAACAAGCTAGCCCCAAAATCAAGTATAGACCCACCAACACCACTAAAAGTACCCATCAACCCGCCAGCACCATTGGCAAATACATTATTAGCATTCCCGCCAGTGAGCAAATTCATCGCAGTATTAGCCATTGCATCTGCCAGAATTCTATTAAGCGACTGAGCAAACGCTTTCCAGTAATCCGTAAATGAATCCATCTCCCCTTCAAGCGCATCAAAAAAGAAATCGCTGAAAGAGTCCTTCATTGCAGACGCAGTATCATTTGCAATAGAAACCCAAATGTCAAAGTACTCAGGAAGCTCAGCAGTGAATTTCAGCAACCCAAACTTAAACCCATTAAGAGGATTCTTTAGTTGCTTTAGCCTTTCCCCAATCCTGGCAATTGCTGACTCCTGCTCAGCAATCTGGGCAGCAAGATCAGCAGTGTCTTTGGAAGTAGGATTCAACCTACGTTCAATCTCATATCTCTCATACGCCAACGCAAGTTGCTGTTGCTGAATCAGTAGTTCTTCCTTCAACGCTGCTTTGTTCCCAATCTGGAAAAACTCTTTCTTAAACTCCAACGCAGCCAGTTTGGTTTGCAGCAATACTTCTTTCTTGGAAATCTCAAGAATCTCTGCTTCTCTGTCTCGTCTAGCAAGCAAGAAAGCAGAATATTTCTTCGCCCAAATTTCAAATTCATTACGCTTAGGACTCCCAACCACCCAAAGTTCCCTAACAACAACCATGAACTTATCAAGGTCTTTCTGGGAATCAATAAGAGCCTTGTCAAATGCTTCAATACCTTCACTCAACATATCAGCATTAAATTGCTCAAAAGTATCTTTAACTTTATCCAACTTCATTTTCTCAATATTATCAACAACACTCTGACCGAACTTATTCAGCAAAGCAGTCCATTCTTCAAATTGCTCTTTGGGCAATCCGAGTTTTAGTGCTTCATTGAGTTCATCACCCAAATCAGACATCTTAACAAACTGTTCATATACTTCCTTAGCCACCTCACTCATATTCTGCTTTGCTAAATCATCATACAATCCACGCATCTTATCTCTAATGGAATCTATTTTAGTACCAAGTTTATCTGCCCCTTTTCCATCAGAACCATCAAAGCTAAACGTCCCAAAGAACTCCATCATACTTTTCTTTATTTCTTCAGGGCTTAATCCTTTAATATCTTCAAATTTAAATACCTTAGCAAAGTAATCCCCAAGTTCTTTAACAGGATCAGTGAAATATTGAGTAAAATCTAAAGACTTACCAATAGCAGCAAAAGACCTCTTAACCGAGCCAGCAGCATGATCTGCGGCTTCATCTAAATCCATACCATAAGCAATTGCCTGGGTAAGTTTTTTCATATACAACAAAGAACCGCCAGCACCCAACGCCGCAGTGCCAACAGCAATTATTGCCAACGCGCCTTTACTTAACGCTGCTGCGGCCAACGGCCAAGCTTTAGCAAGACTATACCCAGCAGTAACAATCGTAGCAACACCCCTGCCAAGTGCCCCAATAGTCTTAATAATAGTCCAAGCACCGCTAAGTACAATCAACTTAGCCATTATCCAAAAAGTAGCCATCAATGCAGTACGAATCAACATCGTTGCAGTCGCTACTTTAAATAATGCAACCGCCAAACTCTTTGCTTGGCCCTCCCCGGAAGAAAATGAAGCAAAGAAAGTATATGCTTTCTTAGCTAAATCAGCAAACAACCCAACAACATTACGAATCAACTGCCAGGTTCTGTAGAAAGCATTATAGAACTTAACCCCAAGAGGAGCCAAAGTTCCGTCGGCTTGAAACAGTTGTTTGTTGAAATTCTTAAGTGTATCCACCCAACCCTGGTAAATCCCACTAGCCCTAATCGCCATCATGGAGATTACCGATAACGAGTTCTTCGCAACTCCATACTGACCTTGAATTGTAGTCAATGCCTCAACAATAGCATCTTTGAAATCAAACATTCTATCAGTGAGCTTGGACCACATCTCTGTAGTAGACCCACCTTCTTCTCGTATCTTTTTAAGTGTTGCATACAAGTCAGGGATAGCTTTTTTAATCATCAACATAAACTGGTCAGAGATTCTGGCCGAGCCATTAAATAAAGATTGAATCTCTTGACGAACCTGTTTAGTACTGCTACCGACAGTTGTAGCGATTTCACGAATTAACGCAAACGTATTGAGCGTTTTTGCAGCATCTTCGGGCTTAACCACTACACCAAACTGGGCAAGCTCCTTAAGCCCACTACCTATTTCATCCATCGTAACACCATAAGCTGGCGCCAGACGAATCATTTCTTGCATAGTACCAGCCATGATGCTTTTTAATGCAGTAAACCGCTGCTCAAACCCGCCCATTCCATCAGACAACAACGCTAACATACCCGCAGTAGTGGCTACTGAGTTCTGATACTCATCAGCAAACTTAGCCCCGCCAGCAAAAGTCCTGCTAACATTACCAATTGCCATTTCAACTGCATTAATCGCTCTATAAGCAATCCAGAAACCAATAGCAACTCGACCAAACCTATCCATCCAGTTATTAGTCCACTGGTGGTTAGTTTTGATGTTGTTAGTAAGCCCATGAACACCAGTAGATAATCTGCCAATCCCTTCTTTGGCTTTGTTAATAGAAGTCCCATCAGCCAACTGCTTCTGGAATCTTCCCCACGCAGCGGCAGGGTTCTTCAAATCCGCAACAAACCTACCCCAGCCGCTTTGCAACGATCTTTGCTGTGTTGCAAACAACTCATCCCCGGCAGCAACAGCACCCCGGTTACTTGCATTACGCGAAAATGACTGAAACCCAGAGCCATTCGCCGTAGCTCGGAGTCTAGCATCGCGCTGCTCTTGGACAGCCCTGAGTCTTTCAGCTTTCTGCTGTACTGCAAGCGAGGCTGCTTGCCTAACCGCTTCTTTTGCTCTTGCGTCTGCTTCTTTGCTAAACGCAGCAAACCTTGAATTACTATTTCTGATTGCTTGGGCAGTCCTAACCCTATCAGCAGCTTGTAGCCTAGCTTCGTTAACAAGAATAAGCTTCCTAGCAGCAAGCTCCCGATTCCAGGCAGCAAATCTATTACGCATATGCTCTACATTCTGTTGCCAACCATAATACTCGTATTTGTTGTACGCAAGAACAGCACCTGAAGCAGCTTTCCATTCTTTAGTTAATTGAGTAACATTACCTTTACGATCTAACTTAGGCGTGCCATCTTTTTTCCTCAGTACATCTTGCTGGCCTTGAATAATAGCATTCTTAGGTCCATAAGGATTAACCTTCATCCCTGCTTTATAAAGCATCTTCAGTTGTTCAAGCTTAACCACAGTAGTCTGAAGTTCTTTATTAGTCCTAGCAGAGACTTCCCCAAGATTTCTGGCCCCTTTAACTAAATCCTGGTATACAGGCAATCCATTACGGAGCTTAGTCATGAAAGCATTCTGCGCCCCGGTGTTTTTCTCAAGCTTAGTAGCCATTGCCCCAATCGCATTATTAGCCTCACGCAATTGGTCAATGGCCTGCTTCAATCCAGCAAGAGTAAATGTCGCCTTAATATCACCAAGGTTCAAACTCATATCTTAAATCCCCGCTCTAAGCGCCGCCCAAGTATCATCAATCTGCTTTTGATCTGTAACCTCTGAAACGACAAAATGAGGCTTAAGCATCTTATCTACATACTCATGTAGCTTCCGCCTATCCTCATCCTTACTAAAATGTACTTCATTTATTAGTCTTGCGAGTAAAGAGTACTTGGAGGCCCTTTGTCTAAGGGCCTCCTTATACACTATCTGCACTTTCTGTGGTGAGAAAGATAAAACCGATTGTTCGCTGTACTGGCTAAACTCATTTAAAATAGTATACATCATCATGAGTCTAGTGTCATCAGAAGTAGTTATTTGGCAGCGAACAAACTCTCCAACAAAAAATCCATGACACCTCGCATTTCAACGGAGCCGATTTTGAAATCATCAGCAACGCCATTACAAATCTCGGCCATCAATTCACGCATAACTTCCGGCCCTGCATTTTCATCGACTTTGGAAAACTTCTCCATCGTCTCAGGAGCAATCTCACAAACCGTGAACTTCTTGCCATTGGAGAGAGTAATCTCTACTTCTTTAGACTTCAGATAAGCGGAACCGTCAAACACTTTCAAGGTAGTATCCTTTCTATCCGTTATTAGTTAGTAACACTCGAATCACCAAAGAAATACGTCACAACCTTAGCCGACACACCAGTACTTGCCCAAGAAGCAGTAACCGTAGTCGGATAACCTTTAAACATAACTTTCAGCACCCGTTGGTTCTCAGCATCAAAACCAAGCTCGACGTTACTAACCGGGGCCGCAGTAGGTACATAAATCCAATCTTTAGCATCTGCCGAGACAGCGCCATTAACAAACTTCTTGAGAATCAACTGCTTGCCAGTACCTTTCATCGAAGTACCAACTTTATTCAGGCCAGCGATAACGCTCGGAGTAGAACCCAGCGCCGTTTGCCCAAGAGCAAACGCCAGGGAACTAAGCCCAACTTCCGCCAGTGCAGTCTCAACTTCTACGTTAGTGCCAGTGATAATACTATCTTCCGCAGCAGAACCAAACTGGTCACTTTTGAGATCAACGGTATCATCCGTGATTCTCAGCGTAACCCCACCGTTAGTTTTACCCAAATCAACTTCGGAGCCAGAAGCACCGAAGAATACTGCACAAGGTCCAAGTTCGAGAGCCATTTAGCTACCTCCGTTCAACGAACATTGCCACGTTCGCCATAAATGTGAATTTGTCTTTTTCGTTACGACCAATAAATTGCGGCGTGAGATATGGGATGATGTTAAATACATACCCATATGTAAGAGTTATTCCATTACTGTAAACAAGTGCTTCGTAAGCTTCCCAACAGTTTGTATCTGCGCTTGTGTAGTCATTCCCGTAAGACATAATCTGAAGCACAGTTCGCATCATGTTGGTGTCGTTTTCAACCCCACCGAGACTAGAAACCACAATCCCCGTGAGTTTATCTTCTGGCATAATCCCCAGAAACAAATCTGTTCCAACAGTCTTTGTCGTATTATCACTCAGGTATTGAACTAAGTCTTTTATGAGTGTCATAGATACTTCCTCAATACCTTAACTGCAATGATATCCGCAGTTGCCATCTTCGCACTGATGTAATTTGCCCCAGCTAAAGGAGCACTGAATTTCCCAGTCCATTCGTGCATCAATGCTGCCACCGGAGAAGTATAAACAATAGTAATCTTTCCCCTAGTTGTTCCAAACTCTCCATCAGCATCACCAGTGTCCAAACCTCTTTTCCTTAGTGTACCAAAACTCTTTAAAACCCCTAACTCAGCCCTGCCTCTTTTACCATACTTAGCATAAGCCCCATTAGGATTTGGGAATGTAGTCATTCCAGCGGTATAACCAACTGGTATAGACCCGATGTAAGCAACACCACTGTTTCTCAACTGCCCAGTATTCCAAGCAGGTCTAGGAGCTTTATCATGAGTCGCATCCAACAGTTCATTAGCTATCTCAACATCAGCATTAGACAACTGAGTAACCAGCCTGTCTAATTTAGCTATAACCGCTGCAAACTCATAATTAGCCATAAATAATTTCCCAATGGTGGAATACACCTTCTCCGTCGTAGCCTTTAAGCAACTTAGAGATAATATACTCCACCCCATCAATCAACAACCCATCACCTTCTTTAAACTCCAAACATTCAGTAGTAAAAATAACCCCAATTCCAATCACCACTGTCTGATTCTTTTTGATGCCATACTTTGTATCAAGCTCAATCAAACAATCAAACTCATCTTCAGTTGATGCGGAGATAGTCCCAAACGCATCTTTAGTATACTTAACCAACGTAGCTTTGTGCGGCTGATTAAACATTAGATATCTCCATTAAACTTAGCATCTTCAGTCACAAAAACATCATCAACTGCAAGATTACTTGACTTTGCAACATAATTACAAATCTCTTGCCTTATACTCTTCGGGTCAATCCATTCTTCATACCTGCCAATCTTATAACGGATTTTCCCTCGGTATTTGCGGAGGACCATTCTAAGTACCTCTGCACAAACCAAGTTAATATCCACTACGCCAACTTTATTGATGGCGTAGTGGATATCCGTATCAGAAATGACAGATGCCGGGAGTTGTAATTCACTCCGAATATCAGCAACGTCCACGTTAAACCTCTTAGGTCAGAGGAGCATCCTGGAACACACCAAGGTCAGCAGCAACTTTCTTCATTTGGTGGTAATAATGAACCTCAACACAAGTAGCCGAAGCAGGTTCTTTGTCAAAGTTACGCACACCATAACCGCTCTGGCCGTAACCACTCCAACCGAAGTTGTAACCAGCACTCGGCTCTTCCAGCGACGGGGAGCCAGTACAATGCAGCAGAAGGAAGTCATCGCCAGCAATGTACTTCTGGGAAGCAGTAGCCCCAAACGCAGCAGAGTCATACACTGCGCTCATAACGATGATACGGTCAACTTCAAGAATACTAGCAAGGAGTTCCTTGTTAATATTCGCAGCCGAGGTATACTTCACCTGGTCTTTGACTTCTGCATGACGCTTCAGAACATCATAAACCTTCTCACTCATAACCGCAGTGTTACCAGTCATGCCAGTAAGGATACGCATACTGCGTTTGTAACCATCAATATCCAGCAGCGGGGTACTATTAGCCGCATCCCACTTGGTCGAAGGCGCATTAGGGTCAGAACCCCAAACAGTAGTTTTCATGAAACGACTAACAAAATCCACCTCATCAAAAATAGCAATCTTCTGAGTAACACGCCGAGTAGCAGACTTCAGAGGATTCAGCGGAGAAGGGTCGTTCTTGATATATTCCCAAGGAACGTCTTCATGGTAAGAGATATCTTCGCACTCATAGGTATCAAACCCGCGAGCATGACCACCACCAGCAGATTCAGTACCAGGCTTACGTTTAGCAGCCTCATTTTTCATCCAGTAGCTTTTGTCATAGGTAGGAAATTCCCCAGCAAGAGTAACAACCGGGCAAGCAGGGAAAATCTTGCTCGCCTGAAAGTTAGCCGGGTCTTGGATATACTTCACTCCAACCTTAGTCAGAGTATCGGTTACTTGCGCTTGCATGGGCATGGTCTAATTACCTCCGTTAGATGATCTTGCAATCAATGAGTTCGCCGGGATTTCCTGCACCAAGAGCAAGAGCACCAGCAAGATGAATGTTAGTAGAATCCCCAACATCAGCAGTACCGATCGAAGAAGGAATCAGAACAGCACCTTTGGCGATAGTAACCTGGGCCTTCACCAGAGCCATACCACAAATCTGAACCTGGCCCAGAGTCTCAGTAGCCCCAGTCGGCTCGTACAACACGCCCATAGGTTTCACAGTAGCCGAAACCGTGCCAAAAGAACTAATGAACAGTCCACGGCCAGTAGAAGCCGGAACAGTCATCGAAATAAGCACCTTACCTTGATCTGCCATTGTTATTTACCTCCGAGTTTCTTAAAGAGTTCAGGAAATTCCGCAGCAGCTTTATCCGTAGCTTCTTCTACATCTTCGAGATTATCCCGTTTGGAAATAAGAGCAACAGCGGCGTCGATAGTAGTAGGAGCCGCTGCATCTTCTTTCTTACCGTCAACTTCGCCAGTTTCAATAGTCAGTTTACTAGCAAGTTCTTTAACCTTAGCTGCCGAAGCATCAAGGGTCGCAACCACAACACCAAACGCTTTCTCATCAAGCGCCATACCAAGAGCAACCAACTCCGCATTCTCTTCGTTCTTCGAGGCTTTCAACGCACCAATAACCGCTTCTTTCTTCTTCTCCGCAGCAATCTCATCTTCCCGCTTAGCAAGTTTCGCCAGAGCATCAGCAGCATCAGTCTGGGCTTTAACCAACTGCGCCTGGAGCTCTGCGAACTGCTCAGCACTAATAGTAGCGCCTTTCTCTTCAGCCATTTGTTTTTTACCTCCGTCTTGTAGTTTCTTGGATTCAATCAACCCAAGGAGAATATCCGTTGCTACTTCGATGCCACCAACAGCATCAACCAAGCCAATTTGTTTTGCTTGCTCTCCGATAAAAACTTTCCCATCAGCCATCTTCAAAGCATCAGAGACTTCGATACTTCTATTCGCAGCCACATCATTAACAAACAAGGTGTAATAAGCATCTACCTTTTCTTGTAAGTAGGCTTTGCTATCTTCCGTAAGAGGTTCGTTAGAGTTACCATAAGCTTTGTACTTACCAGCAAAGACATGAGTAACTTTAACTCCAACTTGCTCTTCCGCTTTAGACCAGTCCTCGTGGCTCATGATAACACCAATCGAGCCAACTTGTGCGGTGTCATAAGCTACTATCTTCGACGCTGCACAACCAATCCAGTAAGCCGCTGAGGCCATTGTTCCATTTGCATAACTAACAATCGGCTTCTGTTTGTTTGCATCAGCAATAAAACTTGCAAGTTCCTTAGTCCCAGCAACCGTTCCGCCAGGAGAGTCTACATCTAATATAATACCATCAACACTAGAATCCTCAAGTGCATTTTTAACGTCATTAGCAATATCAACCGTAGTCCTTGCACCACTCAGAGCCGCAAGTCCATAGTTTTTCTTCTTGATAGTTCCTTGCACCGGAATCACTGCAAGGTTATGGTGTTGAGGATGCCTTGCAAACTTGGGTTCATCCTCTTGCCCAAGTACTACATTCCGGCCCGCCATGTGGTCAGCAACAATACTTTTAATAACCTCCAACGATTCAGGAACAATCGCCCAAGGTTGAGACTCAATAAACTTAACTATCGCCCTATCTTTAATCATCAGCTTTGCCTCCAGTATCTTCCTTCATTGGTTTCTTCTTCATTTCATCTTCTGTAGGTTCTGCTTTAGGCGTCTCTACAGCAGCGAGTCTGGTAGTTGCCAGGTCTTTCTGAGGCAACGAAGCTCTGTCTCTCAAATAACTCTCAAGGTTGTCATCAGGCTGGATGATGTTGAACTTCAGCAATCTACCAAGGAACGAAGCCAGAGAATCCAGGTCCGGTTTATCAATCCCAACAGGAACAACCCTAGGTTGTTTTTTGAGTCCATTAAGTTGCTGCATCGCAGGCGCACCAGCGAACTGAGTATTAACCACATCCGCAGTCATTAGTGCAAACCCAGCAAATGCTTTGTAGAACAAGTTACTCTGTTCTTTCCCAAGTGCAAAAGACCCAGAGGAATTAATAACCCCAAGGATAAGAAACTGGCTCAACATACTAAGCGCCATGTTTGCACTGTAACGATCAATAACCTTATTCAAATCAAACTGCCTTTGTCCCGGCGAACCAAGCAATTCTACTTCCCACCCAGGAGGCAACACAAGACCTTCCTGAGAGTTATTCTTGATGTTTCTAACTACTTTCCAAGCCCAAACACCGCGCTTGTTCAAACTACCATCAACATCAGTAATCTCTTCCCCTTCAGGGGCTTTTAGCACTGGCAAGCCAGTAAGGTCACGCTCAACGCCTATGGCTTCAATCCGTTCAATGTTAGTCTTATAATACCAATCCCGATAAGCATTTCTAAACAAGCTCTTCCCTTTAGGATTAGCCTGAGTGCTCATGATCGTAAACAACAGACATTTGTACGCTGGAATCTCAGCGATTTCCCCAGAAGAAACCATCTGGTCAAAAGACGCTACATCCCCACGGTTATCAAAGTTCCATTGCTGGATAGTACTCTGAGGCCGATAACGAAGTCTATCCCAGACATACTTACCATCAGTATCTTCTTTATAAACCACTTCCATCAGAGAGTGGCCATAGGTGAAGTAAGTAAGAATGTCAACAAGAACCTTAGTCCACCCAACATTCTTAAACGAACGCTCTAGTATCTTATCATCATCATCTTCAAACTTCCAAGTAATTGATTGGAAGATTTCCGTAAGGGCAAGTAAAACCGCCCCACAAATAGCATCATTCGACGCCATAGATTTAAAGACGGTTATGTACTTATCCCCAGAGAGCCGCATCTCTGCTTCTTCGTCAATGAGACACTCGAAAGTGCCTTTAACCGACTGAAGCGCCCTAGGCCCAATGGTCTTAGTATCAACAACCGGCTTATCTTTAAACCAGTTAAAGTTTAGCAAAGCTAGACTCCTTTACGAGCTTGTCATTTATATCCATGTAACCAGATAAGTCTAAAGCATCATCAATAAATCTATCAAAGTTAAAATGCCGGTAAGTACTAAGCATCAAACTATCAGAGAAGTCAGGAGAAAAGCCAAGTCTCCCGCGTAGATAAGGCTTATCTACTATCTGCATTGGAACCTTATCTTGAATCTCACAAATCTCAGGCAACTCCATCACAAACCGATCATGGTCTGATAGCGCCAATTCCCCGAAGTTCTCGCTAAGCTCTTTAAACAGCTCTGCTCTAAGATTCTTGTAAGCTTCAGGGTTATTTGCCCTAGCATTCATTATAACCTTGAAGGTTCTAACTCCACCTTTACGCTTTAGTTGATCATAGACCCCAACGCCTAACCCAGTGTAATCCACATACAACTCGCGCACTTTGTTATTCAAACAAAGAGTATGCGTCTTGCTTACTAAGTCAACTGTGTCCGAGTGCTTGATACGCAATGGTTCAAATATATAACATCCTTGCCGCATAGTCAATACAGAGTAGTCCCCATGCCCAGCACCGCAGTCGAGGCCAGCTACTTTGACGCCTGTTATTAGTTCTTTATTAAACTGATGCCAACGTTCGATTGCGGCATTGATCGCATCAATAGAAAACAGCGTGGTACTGCTGCCAATCGGGAATTCCCCAAGTACTTTGGTTCTGTAGAAGTCACTATCTTCGCCATAAATCTCTTTATCCATCGCCATTTGTGCTTGGCTGTTGAAGGGAGAATTAAGGGAAGAGAAAGTAAGCCCTGTCCACTTTGCTTTGTTCTTGTGAAAAGCGTCATAGAAAAACCCAGTGTTACGCGTTGGGTTTCCAGTTAGTAGCGCAAAAGTATTCTTCTGAAGCATTGAACCTGAAATACCTGCAAACACCGAGTCAGGTATGCCAGAGGCTTCGTCGCAGATAAACAGCAAATGAGGTGCATGGAAACCGGCTAGCACATCGCCAAGTTTATCTTGATTGTCCCTGGGAATAGTACGCGCAACAATATACCAATCCCGATAACCTTCAATGTAAATCTTATCTTTGATGACTTTTATGGATTCCCGCAGTTTATCATACTTAATCCTACGTATCCACGTATGCATCTCAGCAAACAGCAAGTCTTCCAACTGATGGCCGGTAGGGGCAGTACAAACAATCTTAGACTCTGGCCTAGTGGTTTGAAACCACAAAGCAACAGTCGCATCAAATGCCGTCTTACCAGTACCGGTCCCCGACTTGATTGCCACAAAGTTCTTATCAAGTAACGTATGCGAGGCATCATTTTGGTAAAACGTGACATCTGCCCCTAGAATCTCTTTCATCCAGAGCTTATAATTTTGCTGGTAACGATCAATATAAACCTGAGAATCCGATACCATAAATCCTACTTTCTAAGTTTCGCCATAACTGCATCAATCGCCAACTCGATAACATCTGCTGCAACCTGAATCCCTTCATCAGCGAGCCGTGCAGTTACAATCATCCGAATCTCTTTACGATTTTCGCGAGTGGTGTTATTAGCTTGGTTTTCAAGCACAACTATTGCTGCTTGTTTCGCGGCTTCAAGAACTATCGGGCCGAATTTAATAACAAGAAGCTTTGCTAGTTTCCAGATGTTCCCCCAGACTGCGGTTGCAATTATTTCTTTCCACATAGTTATTTCCTTAGTTAAATTGTTTCTGCCGGCTTGTATCTGATAAGAACAAATGCAAAAGAGATGTTAATAAACTTCGCCACCCAGCTACCATCCATAAACGCAGCAATTATAGATTCTCCTGTTGCATTAGGATACACAGTGTAAAGAATTACCAAAAAGCCATACACACTAGAACCGATATCTTTCCAATTAAGACCCATAATCACACCTCTCTAAAGATGACGTTCTTGAGTTGATAATTCTCTACTTGTAACTCCAACCAACCTATCTTCGCTGGGCCGTACATGTGAATTTCGCTGTAAACTGGTTTCTTCGTCCCTGGGTCTGCGTAGGTCTTTTGAAAACTAGCAGTTGAGCAATACCACCTAGCCTCGGCTGGAATGTAAGTAGCCGCTTGATTAGTATGCATTCGTTTAACTTGCTTGAGTTTAGTCCCGTTATCCGTAAGCACAACATCATTCTCTATCGTCGGCTTAGTGATTATCGCATGATGAATATGACTCATCCCGTTGTAGATACAATCACTTGGGGCACAACCAAGCAGCCGCTGTTTTAACCAAGCCTTTTGATTAGCTTCCCTTTGTATCGGGTCTTTTGCACCCCTAGGCAACTGCCCACTCCCATGATGAAAGAAAAACTTGAGCCGAACCTTTCCTTTCTCATCCTTGATAATCAGTTTATATGCAAGGCACCCATAAGGCACCCCAAGTCTTTCAGCAATCTCAGCGCCAAAATCCGCTGTATTTAGTAACCTATACTCGTGATTCCCAAACCCCCAAGCCCAAATCTTATCTTTAATCGTCTCAAACAACTCAACTATTGCCTTCACTTGTTTCTGCGGAGTCCCTATCTCCTTATCCGTTATTTCTGATTTGTAGAACTTATTATCAGGTAAAGTACAATCAATAGAATCCCCAGTATTAACAAGGAAATAGTCTTCATCCTTCCTCACAGTTTCAACCATCTCTTTGATTGCGTGCTTCTTGCAATTAATACTTCCCAGATGCAAATCTGCAACATGCGCTAGTTTGAACGTAGATGGTGCTGTTACAGTTATTAACTCCATCCTTTATTCTCCCATTTGTAAGCTGTGCAAAGCTTGCAATTCTTGCCCTCGGTATTTATTAATGGCCGCCCACAAGTATAACAACGATTTTGTTCTTCGAGTCTCTTTTGCTTGTACTTTTTAACCGATTGACTATGCTTTAATTTGTGTATTGGACAAAGCCCACCCGGAGTTGACACAGGTTCCATGCATTCCAAACATAACCCAAGCGCTATTTTCTTTGCGCGTTTATTACTCGCATCCTTTCTCCACCTTGCTCTTTGTTCCTCTTTATCTATCATTTCATCCTAACCATTGCCGCTTGATTAATCCAAAGCACAACTTTCCTAACCGCAACTTTCTCATCAAGAGGACTAACAACACCTTCAGCCCCAAGAGTTTCAACAGCCATATCCTTAACAAGCAGCACAAGCTCCTTAATAGCGATCTCGCTCTGCGGAGTCATGCCCTCAAAACTAATATTCTCAATCACGAACTTATCAATCCCGGCAACCGTGATAATCTCACTCTTATCAATGGTATGCAATGCAGTTAAACTAATAGCATAAACCACAGGAATCAACTCAGGATTGTTGTCCAACACCAATCCAGCAGCAACTCTTGAAGACGCCGCAATAACAGGTTCGTATTTAGTAACTTTAGCACAGCCACTAGCCAAGGCCAACATCATCGCTACAACCAGAATCTTTTTCATTTTGTTCTCCTATTTAATTGTTAACTTCCTATTCGGGTGTTTCGCTTGATGACATTCAAAACAAAGAGCGACTAAATCACTCAGTCGCTCATGTCTAAATCTTTCATAAGTTTTATGATGCACATGAATGGCAGTCCTGCAAAAGCACTCTTCGCAGAGACTCTTACACCGTTTCATGACAGCTTCTCTCTTCTGCTGCCATGTTTTGGTTTTGTAGTACGCCGAGAAAGACCTGCTGAATCTCTTAGACATACTCACCCAGATCGTTGTCTCTGCACCAGTTAGTAACATCAAACGACGGGCAAGCTTTTGCAACTTTAGGAAGCTGATAATGGCCTTTGATTTGCTTTATATTAGGGTATCTGCTAGTAAGTTCCAAGCACAACCACCTGAGCATTTTGAACTGTGCTTGAGTGAAGTTGTTCTCTGCTTGGCCCTTGGAACCTTTCCCACCAACAAGACAAATCCCAATGCCAGTAGCATTGAAATCCGCTGCGTGTGCTCCGGTTTCTTCTACTACATCACCATCCTTGTCTAAGTCTCGTCCAAGTTCCAATTTCCCGTCCCGCCGAATAACATAGGCGTAGCCAATATCTTTCCAACCTCTTTCTTTTATATGCCACCAACGGATCTCATCAACTCCAATATCCTGAGTTGCTTTAGTATCCGCACAGTGGATTACTATAAGAGTTTTAGTTGCCATCCTTAATCTCCCTTTTTAACCCTCCCCTTAAACCACAAAGGAGGAAACCATTTATTCGGCTTGTGACTATCATCTGGCACAAACGACTCCATTTTATCACACTTGCCACAAGACTTAGGCAACCACAAGAAATGCGGAAAAGGAATCTTAAGTATCCTAGTCCTTCGCATCGCTATATATCCACCATCTTTTAGATATCTTTTAACCGCGTATATAACACACCGCATGATATCCTCTCTAGTGTCTCAATCGTACACCCTCTAATTGCTCTTCTTCCTCATACTCCGCTTCAACCGCTTTCGGCGCTTCTATCTGAGGAACTTCAACCGCGTCAATAGTCTTAGTTGCCTGTGCCGCCAACCATTGCCCGAAGCTTACTTTGACTTCTGAGTTAACATTCGACGTTCCATTATTCATCAAGTTCGTCGATAGCAGTACATCCTTCGACGCCTTGTAATCCCCTTTATCAACTGCCTCTTTAACATTCTCCGCAGCCTTTACAACGGTGCTCATCAATATCTCTTTCGCCCTACCCACAGTATCCTTAAGAGTCTCTTCCATCCTAGCTTGAATCTTGGGATTCTTAAGTACTTTCCCGTAATACCCAGCACTCGTAGGCTTACACCCAGTAACCGTACTACTAGCCTCCCTAACGGTCAACCCAACAGAGTGCAAGTCCGCGATCAGCTTATGCCTCATTGTAACATCACTATTCGGCCGCATCATATACACCTTCCCCACTCCCTTTACGGTTGCAGTTCGGGTAACGGAGTTGTACTCAGCAAGATGCTCACCGTAGACTGCTTTGGCGAATTCATCTGCTGGGTCTCTTGGTCTTCCTCTACCTTTACGTCGGGACATAACACCTTCACCTTTTCTCTATAATCAACTTTCATCACACTCACTCACAGGACAGATTGTGTATTTCAACTCATATTCTTCTGAGATAACTCCTGTTACTATAAACGCCGGGTCAATATCTAATTGCATCAAATCTGCAAAGAACGCTTCAAGGAACATCAATGTATGCAGCAGCCACATCAGCCAACTTAGCTTAGTCATCACCCAAAGTTCTTCTTGCTCATCCCATCTGTAGTACACCGGAAGCTTGTAGTAACTGCCGCTATGCGTATATTCATTAAACACCGCTTCCGCTGGGCTTATATAACCGAGCATTTTAATCTCCGCCGTAAGATGTTATATGCTATCTTAACCCTGGACCTCTTTATTATCAAGTGCATTTGTTTACAAAGTGTTGATTTGTTGGGTAAGTATGTAAGTGTTCACTTAACCGGAACAGGTCTGCCCTATAAAATCCAGGTAACGACTTGAGCGAGTTAGTGCAAATCTCCCTTGGAACCTTCTTTTACTCCTGGTAGTTTCTGCTAATTCATTACTTAGTAAGTGTGGATTTTGGAAAGAGCATTGCGTGTATCGGTTACGCCGCATCCAGGTCCGACCTCCTACAATATTGGAACCTTATATGGTAGAGATTAGAACATAAGAGGGATAACATATATGATGTGGAGTTGTACCATGGGGCAAATTATTTTCACTGGCAGAGAAAAAAGTATTGAAAATAACTGGACAAAGTACTTGACAAGGTATAAAATTAAATCAAAAACAGCAGAGTAAGACAACCTGGGAGGCTGACATGGGAATCAGACAAGAAACGGAAAAGCGGATGCACAGTGTTTATATCCTACGGGTCAAGGGGTATCCTAAAGCTACGATAGTTGTTAGCAATGAAGATTATGATGAAGGTATGGATATGTTAATTGCAAGGTATCCGGGGAAGGATATCACAAGCGAATTTAGCATCCTGAGGACGTTTTAACCGCTGTTAGACTCCCTTGTAAAGGGGAGTTTATAGAACGGTTACAACAGGAGGATATATGGACGCATATGAAGCACACCAAGCCGGTATATTGGAAGCTAAAAAGACTATCAAAAACACATTTAAGTCTGATTTGATAGACCTTGCTAATGTAAGGCCAGACAGTGACCCGCGGATTATGTATGCATTCTTGAAAAGACTTGAATTGAAACTAAACAAGATTTAACCGGGCAATTAAGCCCACAACAGGCCAATAAAGGCCATATCAAGGGAGGTAGCAAAATGAAACAGATCATTGTGAAACGGGAGATCAACGAGGTAGAACACCAAGCGGCGGTTAATGGCACGCCGGAAAACTGGCAGGAGCTGGTTGCACTCGTTGAAAGCAGTGAGGACTATCAGCAACCTGCGTTCACCCTTTTCCTCTCTGCGTTTGAGGCAAAGGTGAAGGGACAGATTTTCGAAAACAGTAAGGACGGCATTGAAACTGATACCGTGGAGTTTGAGGATACGCTGGCAGGTATCACCGAAGGACGCGCCACGATGAAAGCGCGTCAAGAGCGGCTGGAGGTTTTCAGGACGGAAGCCGTTGCACAGCTTGCGGAACTGGCGGGAGACATTGACAACATCATGAACAATGCTACGTTGATGGGGGAACTTTCGGCCAAGGTTAAAGCCCTGACCGTGCAGATTGCCGACCTGGCGAAGGCCCGCGAGGAAAGAGGGGAGAAAATGGCGGAGACTCGCAAAACGAAAGCCGCTGCAAAGGACAAGTACAATAAAAAGTAATTTGACCGCTGTTAGGGTAGCAGGTTACGGCCTGCTACCTTATAGAACGGCCAAACAACTAACAGGAGGCTACAACATGAAAACGGCTATATTCGGAACACTGGGGTTTTTGTTGTTCACGGCGTATATGATCGGCCTGGAGCTGGCAGCAAGGTTACAGGCGCAATATTTACTATTGGATGCGCTCACAAAGTAAAACCTACCTTGCAAGGCAAAAATCCCCTAGGTTAATTCCTAGGGGATTTTGGCGTTTTAAGGGAGGAAAACAAGGGAAATTAGTAATGGTAAGTAAGCGGCTGGAAAGGGCCATAGAGGGCCTTAAAATCCCTCCGGGAATAGCAGAAGCCACAAACGGATTTTAAACCCAACCGGAGCCACGCCAGACGCCAGAAACACGGGTTTTAGCGCGTAGGGATTTTCCACCGGGAGCAAGGGCAAAGTAAGTGAAGATTTACTTAGCCGGAACATATCTACCCTATGGAGGAAGTCATGGGAATCAACGGCAGTGAGTATTGGAGAATAAGCTACTATCGCCAGATAGCAAAACAACTGATGTTTGGGGTTATTGAGATTGCAGGGTATGGCGGTCTTTTGTTGATTGCGGCAAAGATGTTTAACACCTAACAATGGAGGAAAGAAAATGGAATCAACATTCGCAGCTATTGAAGAAATCAAAGAAAAGTATACCAACGGGCTTATTAGTAAATCAGAGTGTATTAATACTCTGATCGATTTACTCTTGTCAGATCGAGAGTCTATTAAATACGACCTGGAGAAAGAAGCAGCTAGACTCTCTGAGGAAATCAAAATGCTTTCGTAATCCCTCCTCACAGGGTACAAGGGATTCTTTCTTTTGTACCTTGTCGGGAGAAGATTACATTTAACCCCTGTCGGGTGTTAGTTTCATCTATTGCCGGGAGAGGGATTAAGTAAATTAAGTGAATCCATGTAAGTCCACAATTCGAGATAGCTTTCTAAAAGTAAGTGTTTTGTAAGTAAGTAAGTATAAAAAAAAAAATTAAGTGAATACTTACTTACTCAAAACCAAACCTTTAGAAAGCCAGTTCAAAATGTGGACTTAGTTGGGCTCACTTACTTAGCAAAACTAACGAAAGGAGTTAAAAGTGCGGGTTAAAATGATAGTAAGAAACAAAACGGGTGATAGGTTGGCGGAAAAGGAAGTTCAGGCGTATATGCCGGAAAATTATGGAGCAAAAGTAAAAGGTATTAGGGAGATTTTAGAGGTGTTGGTGGCGGTGAAGGAATTAGGTGGGATAGTTGAGTTGAGATTAATGGAGGATTGGGAAGATGCAGAGAATAGAGGTTAAACAAACAGCAGGTAAGACAAAAAGAGAAGAACAAGAGGAGGTTATAGGGAGTAGGTGGTTTGAAACAATAGGGGAGGTTGCAGAATTTCTAATTAGCAAGAACTCTTGCTTCTGTCGGGAGAGTAGAACGAATAATGCGATTTTTACAAGTAGCAATAGCAGGAAAAGGTTTGAGGTTATAGATACACCGGGCAGGTTGATTAGTGCGGCGATTAAGGCTAGGAAAACGCAGACTGGGAGGAAGATAGAGGAGTTTATTGATAGAGGTTAACGCTTGCTGGGGATAATAAGTTTAGGCTTGTTGTCTCTGTCGGGGAGTTAAACCAATAACAAAGGAGAATAAATCATGACACCTTCAGAATTAAAAGCAAAAGTGGAAGCAACAAACACAGATAGTTATTTCTTTACACGTAAAACCATGAAGTTCTTTGGGGATACAATGAAGAACTACGGGGTAAAAGAAGCAATTATCAACACCTACTCCGAAGACAACGTAGAAGTATGGGAGTTGTATAGAAAGAAACCTGTTAAACACGGGTTAATTTCTAGTGCTTATTTTCGCAAAGAAGATTTCTCACAAGCATTTGCAAAAAGAGAATACTAGGAGGTTATATGTATCTACAAATAACAACCAGATGTAATATGAAATGCCCACATTGTTGTTACTCCTGCAGACCGGGAGCAGGTAAACACATGGAGTATGCAATAGCAATTGATGCAATTAATTTTGCATTAGATCACACAGAATGTATTACTATTGGAGGTGGCGAACCAACACTCCATCCAAAATTCTTTGATATCTTAAGAACATGCCTGGATTCTTTTGATTATGTATGGATGGCAACTAACGGCAGTAACATAAAAGCAATGAGAAGACTAGCAAATATCATAGACGGAAATGATTACGAGTCCTTTGATATTGAAAATTATTGCACATGTAGTAAACAAGTAGAACGGGAAAACTGTGATTGTTATCCAGAGGATACAATCCACCAAGAGGATAAATTATCTGTCGCGCTCTCACAAGACTGGGCACATGATGATATTGACCAATGGGTAGTAGATTACTGGACTCGTAGAAGCAAACACCAGTATTCTCATTTTGAAATTCGCAATGTATTTGCGTCATCCGCTGGAGCAACATCTCAAGGCAGAGCAAAGAAAACAGGGAGTGGTACTGGAGATCATTGCCCATGTGATAGTATTATCATAAAACCTTCTGGTAAACTTAAGCTTTGTGGTTGTACTAACTCACCAACTATCGGGGATATCTGGCAAGGGATACTTCCTAAGTGGCAGAAGTTTATGGAGTTGGATAGATACAGGGATTGTGAATGCTGGAATAAAAGCAAGTAGGTTTAACAACCCTTTCTTGAAGAGTAGAGCTTATGTTCTACTCTTCTGTCGGGAGGTTGTTACAACAGAAGTTAACCCTAGCAACAGGAGAAAGTATGGAGACTAACTATTACTGCATACAATGCAAAGACAAGCGTACTGGCAAGATTGGGGATTTTGTGCATAATGGGGATTTCTATTCTGTATCTCCGGTGTTTGATTCACTGATGGATTTATTCGCTTGGGCAAAAGAGAACAATAAGAAGTTGGAGATGAATTTATCCTAACAGCAGAAGTAATCAACAGACTTGGAGTTGCTAACAAATAAGGAGAACTCTTATGACTTCCCACGAAGTAGTAACAGCACTAGCAAAGCAAATGTTCTTAGAAGGCTATGAAATTATCGGAGCATCCCAACATCCAACAGGGTTGATTGTTAGTTTCAATAACCCTGAGAACAACAGAAGGTGTTTACACGTTGCGAATGATGGAGAAGTTAAAGAAGTAATAGCGGATTACATAGACTTCGGAGGTTAAAATGCAAAAGAAAACTTTTGTCATACTTGAATGTTCCAACAACCCTAAACTCTGGTTGTCGCAGGATGGTAAAGAACTTGTAAGCATCATTCTCTCTCACTCTTGCGAAGAATGTAATTCTCCTGTCGAGATTGAAGTTACTTTAAATGACATGGATAAACTCAACGAACTTATTTGGAAAACTAAAGAAGAGTTAAAGTTTTTAAAATATGCTAAACCTATAACGGAGGATTAAATGAAAGACTACCTAACTCTCGGAAACTCCCCAATCAACGAAGATTGTGTGCAAGTTAACTCCCATGCAGTTTATCTTCCAGCGATGAAGGCAGAATGTCAGTTGTTTAAGAAACAACTAGAAAGAATGTTCCCGGATATCCCAGACAACACTTGCTTCAGAATCAAATCCTTCTCCCATGATTTCGGGGAGTATTTGGAAGTTTGTATTATCTATGACACCGACGACGAAAACTCTTGTGATTTTGCTTATGAAGTAGAAGGGAATTTGCCGGAGTATTGGGATGCTGAAGCACGAAAAGAACTTTATTCTTATCTGTGAGGAGACACAAAATGCCAAGATACACAATCATCAAACGTAGACCCGGTGGGGAAGTATTCAATGTACCGGCATTTGACACAGAAGATTTATGGAAACATATAAAAGCTGTTGTGGAAATAACTCCAGAGTATGAAATCATTGCAGTTATTAACTTAGGAGAATAACTATGATAACCCCAGAAGATTTCGCAAAGCTCCTTGAATGGAAATCGCAAAAACCCTCACGTAACTTCACTGTCGAGGTAGGAGTAGAACCAAGCAATAAACCTCCATACAAGATTTGGGTTTATGATTACGAAATGGTGTATGGAGATTTTCTTTACTCCCCTGTTGGGGAAATAAATCTCGAAGCGAGTAAATACCAATACGATCTAGAGCAACTGGAGAAACTCAGAAAACAATACGAAGGAGGGAATAACTAATGAGAACTTTTGAATCGCCAAGTGGGCTTAAGTGTGTTGTTTGTAATACCTCTAAAGAAGTCCCTTGTATTCTTGTCGGAATTGATGGGACGCTTGATGGTAATAACGAAGAAGCCACAGTATTGCATGTAGATTGCATAAATCTGCGTTTAAGCTATAACAGAAAAATTATTTATCAAATTATTGGAGGTTAACTAATGAGCGATATAATTCTTTGCAAAGACGGAGTAACTCGGGAACTCTTTTGTGAGTGCGACGAAGGACACAAATGGAAACCTTGGATGGTAGATGATGGGAAAATCCATTGTTTGCCTGATTCATTGAAACCTGATGATTATGACAATGGTCGATGCTCTGTTTGCGGTTATTACAAATGGTACATTATTGAGGAGAATTAATTATGTTAGACAAATGGACTTCAAAAGACTTAATTGTTTTTCGTAATGGGTTAGGAGATATGTTGGCTGGGAATATCGAATATAAATTTTGCGGTATTTGTGGGAACTTGCAAGAATACTGCATAACTTGCTGTGATGATGCTTATGATTTAGTGGCAGAATTATCTGCCTATTGGCCAGATAATGAATCAGGAAGTGGAAATTTCCCTATATTGGGTTATTATACATGCGAAAATCACTGGGTAGGAGAACAATTAGATAAACGCACAAAACTAATGAAGTTCATGGTAGTTGAGATTAACAAAGAACTTGAAGCCAGAAAGGAGAATTAATCATGACAACACAATCAATCACCCTCCGAGGATTTACTTTTGAGGTAGAATTCTCTTACACCAAACCTTACTATGGAGCAAGAGAACCAGGCACCGGGCTTGCTCTTGAGCCTGATGCACCGGAGTCTATTGAAATCAACTCAATCATCCTTGTCGAAGCAGGAGCTAACTTGGTTGATCTTTATGACCTCTGGCCGAAGTACGAAGATCTTGCGGATTCTATCGCAGAAGCTTTGTTGCAATCCAGAAAAGAAGCCTCAGATGATTATGCTTATGAATGTTGGAGAGATAAACAACTAGAGAAAGGAGAATAGTCATGGCTTGCGCTAAATCTAAAAAAGAAAAATCCCACGCGGAGCATTTTTGCTATAATTGTAAACACTACGACAACAAGTATAAAACTTATGAGGAAATCTGTGAAGAGTGCATAATCAATGTCGGCGAAGCAGAAACGAAATGCAACTGGGAACCGGAGGAAGGAAATAACAAATGAAAACTCCCAAAGATGCAAAAGTAGGGGATAAGTTTATTATTACGCATAACGTCCCAACTTGGGGATTACTTAATGCAAAAGGTGAAATAGCTGCATTAAGCACGCTTGAAAGACGCGTGCACCAATTTGTTATTACAAAAAGACCCTGGTTGGAATTGGTACATCCCTTTTCGTTATCTTAAACCTTATGAGGAGAACTAGCCATGACCCGCGAATTTACATTCTCTGTTGCAATGCTCGACGGAAGCTACAACGTATCTGCCAAAGAAGAAACTAATATCTACTCCCGTAAAACCCTTGTCGATGAAATCGGCCAGACTGCTGTAACTATGCTTCAAGAACTCCTTGGGGATGTAGAGAGTAATTGTGGAAGTATTACTATCATCGTGGAGGATTGAACATGGCGAGGGTATATGTAAAAACACAGGTCTACTCTGGGGCTATTGTAGGATTAACTAAAGCTGGCGTGATGAAAGATGCCAGAGAAAAAACCTTTGAGCATAGTGATTACATCTGTGTAGGTGTAACTAAATTCCTCTTTTCCGAAGGCCCAGGGTTTTATGAAATAATCGAGCATACTACAGAAGATTACTTCATCGAAGTAGAAGATGGTTATGTAATTATCCATTGTGCCATCAAAGCTCTGTGCAAACGCACAACCATAATTAACTTCCTTAAAATCTTGGATAAAATCCCTGAGAAGTTTTGCTTAAGAAAGGAGTAATCCTATGGTCGGCATCAACCGCCACAAAGTCCTACCTTATCTCCGTTCCACAAAAGGTAGAATTTTTCACGTGACATTTACCAAAAAAGATGGTACACTACGGGAGATGACTTGCTTGATAAAACCTCCCAAACCTAACCCTAAACGCCCAGCTCCGGCGAAGTTGGATAATCCTTATGTACTTGTATGGGATATTCAGAAATACAAAGAGTTTCTAAAAGAAGGAGTAGAAAACCCCAAAGCATCTGATGGAGCTTATCGGCTTGTTAACTTAGATACCATTATTAAGTTTAAGATTCATGGTATCGAATTTATCGTGGAGGATTAAATGCAAATCACAATTAACACCAATGACATTCTTGGCGACGAAACTACTCTTAGAGAAGAAATAATCGACCGAGTTGTTAGCTCTATTACTTTGTGGATGCAGAAGGAATTTACTACCAAAATCTCTCAAAGCATTGAAACGCAATTGCAATCTATCATCGGGGATAAAGTTGCCGAAATTGTAGCAATGCAAGTGGACACAGAGATTACAGAAGTGGATAGATATGGCAAGACGTTGGCTACAACTACCATCCGTAACAACATTGCAAACAAACTAGAAACTCTTTGTCAATTTAAACAAACAACATATTCCTCGGAGCAAAATCCATTCACAAAGATTGTAATAAAAACAGTAGAGGAAGAAATGACGAAATTTAAGAAAGATTATATGTCTTTGGTAAACGCCAAACTTGTGCAAGAATGTCTAGATGAAGCAACCAAGAAACTCAAAGCGGCTTGTGGGATTAAATAACTGACGTTTGCAACTTTTATTTAGGAGGTTTCTTATGCGTAAACATCATCTCTGGGAAAATGCAAAAAGGGTATTTAGGTTTCCGTCAACAGAAACTAAACCCCAACGCGAAGTTTATAAATACCCTATCCGCAGATGGGAACCTAGTTCACGTTGTAGGCACTACCCTGGGGTGTTGTTTGTGCAACAAGGACCGATGTAAAGGAGAACATCATGTGGAAATGTTATAAATGCGGAATAACTTTTGAAAGACTCCAGATTTGTTGGGGAACTTGTTGCGGCGAGAAGGTGGATGTTATTGATTATTTTTGCCCAAATTGCTCTAATAACGAACCAATATTTACAGGAACTCCAAAGGAATTAGAAGAATATTGGAAAACAGAATGGGATAACGAAGGAGAATATAAGGAGTCTACTAATGACTAAACCAACTGGCGGGCCAGCTTATCCAATTCCCATTATCAGCCAAAACAACAGCACAGGAGAAACAACTATCTGGCAAACAGAAGGCGGAATGACCCTACGAGATTATTTCGCAGCAATGGCGCTTCAGGGATTCTTTAGTAGCGGTAATTTGAGACAGCACGATGGTACGCTGCATACTTACGAATCACTGACGGCAGAATGTTATTACGCCGCCGATGCTATGTTGGCAGAAAGAGAGAAGTAATGAAAAAGCTAATTGTCGTAGTTGCATTACTTTTAACCGCTTGTGATAATTCACCTAAATGGGAAGTAAATCAAAAACTTCGTAGAGAGATTTTCAATGAATGTTTAAATAATCTCCCAGCGGGGCCTAATGCTACAATGTACAATGACTGGGCTGAAGTTGTTAGTGAATGTGGGCAACAAGCTTATTATATGTCTTTAACGCCGGGAGGGAAATAACTATGAAACTAGGACTCCAAGACACGGCATGGGAATACATAGGTGCAAAGCTCGCGCAAGAAGATTCAATCGCTCAAGTAAAGTTCTTCAAAGCATTTGTTGCAGAAATGCAAACCTGGGGAACAAGTTACCAAATGCAAATGCAACTAGCGTATGTTAATGGAGAGTTAAGCGAAGAAGAAAAAGAAGTGTTATCAATGTTGGGATACCAAGGAGAATAATTATGATAAACTTACTGGCAGAAACTATCGAAGATATTAAATCCAGTGGTCGAACTCCAGAGGAAATAATCTTTATCGGTTCAGAAATCAGCGGGCATCAATGTACTTGGGAAGAATTTAAAACATTAGCAAACAGAAATTATGACAACGGCTATGGCTCTGCTGAAGTTGCAATGGATTTAATTATTGTATTCTCTGATGGTTGCAAACTACACCGTGGGGAGTACGATGGTTCTGAATGGTGGGAGATACAAAAGCCGTTTAAACGGCCAGAAGTGCAACATACAATTAAATCATTGTTTATCACGGATTATAGGAGTTCTTTAGCGGAATGCAATGACGACACTTTAGGAGACTAACCATGCTCCCAAAATCCACCAAACGTCTACGAAGAATAACAGCAATCTTGTTGTTAACCTCTGGTATCATTTGGGCATCCAGTTCATTGTACCTATGCACTCAATTTACAGAATCGCCCAAAGCTCATGACAACAGAGATAAGCTCCTGGAAGTAATCTTCGGGCCAGAGTTTTCCTCTGAAGCCCCGATACTTTCAACCAACGTAGCAATAACAGCATATTCTGCTTCTGTGGAAGAATGTGATTCAGAACCTTGGTACACCGCAAGTGGTAGTTTGTCGAGAATAGGAGTACTAGCAGTTAGTCGAGACTTACTCTCAGAAGTTGGTTTAACTTACGGCCAAGTAGTAATACTCGAAAACATAGGAGTGTTTAGGATTCAAGATACCATGAACCCCAGATTCTCCCACAGAGTAGATATCCTAATGGGTAATCCCACTGCGGCGAAGTTATGGGGAAGAAAGAAGGTAAACTTATTTGGATTGGAGGAATGAGATGAGATGCCCAAACTGTTACCAAGAGCCAGTAGTATGTCAATCGTGCGTAACACAATTAAATCATGCAAATCGACAAGGTACGCTAGAACTCCTAAGATTACGCAAAGAGTTAGACGCTCTCGCTAAAGAACTCTTAACACCAGAAGTATTCACCAGCTTAATAGACTGGCTCAGAGAATCTCCAATTCGCCCAGCTGGAGCTGCATTCACAGCAGGGATAACCAGACAGATTGCGTATGCGTTAGAAGCTAGTATATTGCCAGAAATTAAATCCCTACGGGCCAAGTTTGTCAATAAGGAAACCAACTAATGAGGCCGCTTATGAAGCTAGTATTCAGCATAGACACTCTACTCAACGGATGGTTTTTCCTAACCCTTATCCTCGGAGGTTGTTTGATCTTTACCCTAGACTCCGGGATGCTGAAAGCAATACTTGGGTGTTACTTAGCGGTTATGGTGTTATCACTTATTGCTTAGGAGACTCTTGCTATGCACCGCCTGCCACCTATTGAAGTAAAACCAGTACAAAGTTATGACTTTATCCAACAACAAACAATCAGAGGATTACTACTCCGTGATGAAGCGTTTATGATTGCAAGGGCAGTTCTCGAACAAGCAATAGAAGACCTAGATTTGCCGCTAAAAAACAAAAACTGCTCCTGTCGGTGGTTTATTTCTAACGAAATGCGACCATATAGTTACATTTGGCTTTGTCAACACTTAAAAGTTAATCCAGAGAGACTTAGGAAGAAGTATTTTGGGAAGATTTATAAGGAGTTTGTTTAACTTTAAACTCCCGCCAACGAGAGAAGGAGCACTAAATGTACTGGGTCATTATTATCATTCTTGTTCTATATTTGATAGTTGCCCGCATAGACCTGGGGACAAATATCACTGAGTATGAAAATCATAGAGTCGTAAAAGGCGGCGGATTCTTTGGCGGTAATTCCCTCGAATGTGATGAACACCAGCGTAAGCCCATGAGCACGGACATCTACTATGCTGCCTTATGGCCTCTCAGACTTGTAAGGTATTTTATTTGTTCAACTCTTTGGATGGCGTGCTCGCTGTTCTTTGCTACTGACTCAAAATTTGCTAAATGGTTGGAAAAATTCGTATAACCTCGCCAACGCAAGAAGTAATCCGCAAAATCAGAGGCGCCCTCCCACCCGGCGAAGGAGATAAGCCATGAACCAACAACGAGATAAGTTTCTAACAGAAGCAATGGGAATTAAATCGAGTGGTAATTACAAAGTAGGCATTACATACCCATTCCCTGCCGGCAGTATTGCATTTCGAGGGACTTTAGAAGATTGTGAAAGCTACACCAATAGACATAAAAATAAAGGATATGCTGGAGACATTGCTTTTATTGAGCCCGTAAATGTTAGAATTATTAACTTCTCCACTTGGCCCAGCTTCGGGAAACTATGGGAGTGGGCAATTAATCAAAAATGGTGGCAGAAATTCGCGCAAGAGAAATTGGATAAAATGTATTATGTAAACGATGAAGATGTGTTTCCTCAGGAACTTATCAACCCAGATAACTTCGCCAACGCAGTTTATGATTTCTTAAAGGAAAAATAACTATGCCTGAGTACAAATTGCATTGTCGCTACTGTAAAGAACTATCACTACGGGAGGAATGGAAAGACGATGGCGATGGCATGTGCTCTGAAGGGTGCTGTGATAGGCTTATTTGTCCGAAATGTGGAGCAAGCTGTCTATTTGAGTGTGGTGATTAGTCGCTCATCTCGACAGAAGGAAAAATAACTATGGACGGCTACACTCAAACTCCCCATAAAAAGAAACGAGGCAATGCCAAGAAACCATTTACTGTCGAATGGAAATCCATCCGCCCAATATTCCCCAGTTGGGGAGAATGGAGAACATGGAAGAGATATGCAACAGAAGAACAAAGAGATGAAGCATTAGAAACACTCCAAACCAAAGACCAGAAGTATTTTGAATACAGAAAAGGAGAATAATATGACTGATGCAGAAAAGTATCAATTTATTCTCAACAACGATATAGAGCTTTTCAGCAACAGCACAACATACACGGATGTCCATGGAAATAAATACAAGCCTAAATACACAGTCGCAATTAATAACACAGGGTATTGCGGCTATGATTTAGACGAAGCTATTGAATTAGCTTATGCCTCAGCACCAAAATGCCCAATCTGTAACAACATCCTCGAAGAAAGTTGTATGGGCACATGGACTTGTCCCATTCATTGGTATGATTTTGAGTAAAGGAGCCTAACAATGTCTCTCGGTTGCAACAAACTCATAAAAGTAACCGACCCTAGAGGGTTATCTTTTCGCCAAATCACAACAACTTGTGGCTCTGTCGGGTTTTATGGGCTGATAAATCTTTGTGAAGAATGTAGAGAGGAGGAAAAAGACAATGAGCATACAATTTATTGAATGCCCAAATTGCGGCTGTACCTCCCATACAGGTAATCATGATGAAGGATATGAAAAAACTGGAAACGAATTTGTAAGCAACACAGAAATATTTAAATGGCGTGTGCTTTACGGTTGTATTTCTTGTGGCCATGTTTGGGTTAACTACTGATTTATTATTTATTTCTAGGAGATTATATTATGAAAGCCTTGACTGTTGATATTGTGAATCGCGAAACATCCCTTAACTCCCTCCCCAATTCCCACCTATTTGTCCTCTACACCGAGGACACCCGCACGTAATTCCAATTTCTTTGGCATTACTGTACCCTTTATTTTCTATGTTTATCTTTTGGTTTCTAACCAAGGAGCTTCTTTGTGCATAAATTATCCCAGAGAGAGATAAAACGTCGCGAACAATCAACAAGATTGCTCATAAGTAAAGAATGCAATGTCTACCTATCTGCGGATATCCGTGGAAATTTAAGACCTTCTGTAGACAAAGCTAATATCCTTGTTGTCAACGACAAACGGGAACACAGTGTTCTTTGCGAATACATCCAGCATAACTTCTACCCCCGTAGACTTACTGTGCCCGAGTTAGAAACTGTGCGCCTTGTAGTAAAAGATTTCACGGGTAGTTTTAGAAACACTTAGTAGAAATTTCCGTCCAAACTTGAAGCAACTATTTTAATGATTTTGTATATTGACTTTAGGCCGGTCAGATGCGACAATAGCCTTACAGTCAAAACAGGCCACCGGCCTAATTCCCAAACCCTCGAAAGGAGTTTACTTGTGCAGAAAGTAACTAAAGAAGTTGGAACTCGTGAAGAAGTCCTTGGTACTCTTGTTTTCTCGGTATGTGATAATCTCTCGGAAGCTATTAGTGTCTATGGCGAAGGTAGTGTTCTCAATCTCTTCAATCGTTCCATCCAGCAGGACATGGAGCGCGTTGCTAGAGAGAACTTCAAAAAGGATGGCGCTACCCAGGAAAGCGTTCAGGCTCTTGTTGATAACTACCGTCCGGGCGCTCGTACTGCAAAGCCCACCATGAAGAACTTCCAGGAACTTATTACTCAGTTTGTCGAAGCTGACCAAGTTGAGATGGTTCTGGAAGCTCACCGTATCTACAAGAACGAAGACCTTGAGGCCGCTTATAACTTCCTGATGGAGAAAAAAGGCCAAGGGGCGCTGAACGGGTAATAAAGAAATATAGTCTTTAGTCGTGCATCGACTGAAAGGATGAATTAACATCGTATCAATCGCCAAATGCGAAGATGGACTATCAAATTCAAGAGAAGTAGGAGTTAGGGGAAGCGTGGAGTAATTTACAGAAACCTGCTAGCGCGTCCGGAGGATATAAGACCCGAAGCTCCTCGGGCTAGAGTTAACCCGCTCTTGAATATTAAATCCAGTTAGCTCTCCGGCCTTGGCTTTTAGCCTTTATGGCACACAAACTTAGCAACTGGTCAGTTAGAGGTACTGCAAAACCTCCGAGTAGGTGAGAAGCCTACATTTTAAATCTACTAAATCTAAGTGCATTAACACTTACTTTGGAGCACTAACTATGGAGACTTTCTGATGGCTACCCGATGGGGTTTAACTGCTGGAGCATACAAAAAGTGGTGTTTTATCTTCGATAAACCCCTGCCGGTGGTTATTACAACAAACAGTCCTATCAGTGACGCGAGTTATGTTAGGGATGTTATAAGATACGCGAATATGAATAATCTAAAAGGCGCGAATTGGTTTAATAATGTTAAAGTTTCCGCCGCAGAAGATGGAACCTTGGTTATCTCTCACCGCAATGGAGGCATGGAAGTCTACCCGAAACTTAACATTTTTGAATTCATTCGTACAATCCAAGATAACGAATACAAAGACGGAGATAGGTTTATTGTCCTAGACGGTCACCTTGCCGCGAAACAAGTTTGTGAGAACCTTCAACTTAGCATCATTCATCTTGGGAATGATGTAGTAGAAATTAGGAGATAGCTATGTTTGGGCTCTTGAACTCTGTGTTGAATTTAGGCAAAAATGTAGTGGATATTGCAGTTGCCCCAGTAGAAGTTGCTGTAGATATTGTAAACGCTGGAGTGAAGCCTGTTGCTGACGCCGCGAAAGATATAGTGAAAGATATTAAAGAAAGCACGAAATAATGGACTACTCAGATATCTTCACTCGGCCTATCGAGGAAATAACGGATGATGAGATAATTCAGCGCGCTAGGGAGTTGCGAGAAAAGGGCCGATACCCAGTAATTGTTAAAACTCCAGTAGATAAAAAACCCAAGGCTAAAAAGAAAACGAAAGCTGAGGAACAATTAGAGGGTTTATTTAATCAAGCACAAAAATTAGCCGAGGCTAAGAAACAGGATGGGTGAATGCACAGTAGATAATTGTAAAAATTATTCCTATGCTCTTGGGTATTGTAAACGCCACTGGAGGCAATTCCATATTTATGGTAAAATCTTACCTGCAGCAAAACGTGATCCTAATGAAATTAAGTCAGATGGAGATATTGCCTATATATTTTTATACAACTATAAGGGTATAAAAATAGCAGAAGCAATAATTGACAACTCCGATGTGGATTTAATTAAAAATATAAAATGGTCTTGTGATAGCAAAAATTATGTGCGTAATGACAGGCTGGGGAGTCTACACCGTTATTTGCTAAAGCCAGCAAGAGGAGAAAAAGTAGATCATATAAATTGTTGTCCACTAGATAATAGAAGAAGCAATTTAAGAATTTGTACCACTAAGGAAAATTCATGGAACCAAAGAGGAAGAAGTATAAGTGGATACAAAGGCGTATACAAAAATGGAGATGTGTTTCAAGTATCAATATGTAAAGATGGAAAAGTATACAATTTAGGAAGATTCAAATGTAAGAAAGCCGCGGCATACGCATACAACCAAGCAGCTATTAAGTATTTCGGTGAATTTGCGTTACTGAATGTTATTGAGTACAACCAAGAGGCTAGTTATGTTAAATTTGAGCGCGTCACAAATAACGACCTTTTATGAATGCAATAGGCGTTGGTATTATACCTATATCAACCGTAAAACAAAAAACTCTACAGGTGCAATGGACAAAGGTTCTTGTTTTCACTTTTGTCACGAACTGCATTACAAGGACAAAATAGGTCTACGGGAAATCCCGGAAGCAATTAAAGAAAGAAAACCAGAGTATGAATCTGTAATGCCCGAAGTATTCCCAGCGTTTATCCGCTACACCGGGGACCAAGGTGGTTATGAAATCATTGAACTTAATGGTGAACCTGCTATCGAAGTAAACTTCCAACTCCAGATTGCAGACGACATCACTATCCGAGGGATGATTGACAGAATTCAACAACAAGGGGTTAGGAAGTACATAACCGACCTCAAAGTAACAAGCAGTTATCTCAATGACAACTTCTTCAGTAAATTTGAAATGTCTATCCAGGCAATGCTTTATTCCCTTGTTGGGAGAGAATACTTTGATAGACTAGATGGATTCCTGATTGACGCAGTACAAATTGGCAAAAAGTACGATAACAAGATTCAGTTCTTTCCTTTGCTCCCGACCATTGAGCAATTTGTTAGTGAGCTTCACAGGATTGGCAAAAGCATTATTGCTAACCTTGATAACAAAGATTTCTTCATCCACAATTACTCCAGTTGCATCAACCGCTACGGCCACCGTTGTAACTTCTTTGAAGTCTGCCGCGCTAAGAATGAAATGCAAGAAGTTATACTTAATAGCTCTGAGTTCGTAGATTACAAAAGCCCTTATGACAAACCAAAGGAGATTGAAGATGTTTAGTCATGTGTTTATGTTCGACCTAGGGCAAGAGGTTTACCACAAGGCTTCTGGAATGGTAGGGGTTATTGAAAGTTGTGCGGCTAAGCTAGATGCTAATTGGTACGATATTACTGGCTTTGCTGCATGGGTTATTGAGAGTGACTTGGAGCCCACCAATGAATCCTAAACCAAAACCTTTGTTTGAAGTAAACTCAATGGTAAAATGCCCAATCGGGCTTAGTATCGTTAACTTTATTCTTGCCAACGACGAAGGGTATCTATACCACACAGACTGCGGTTGGTGGCATGAAGAGGAACTTAGGAGCCTTAGCGATGCTAATGCAAATTAAACGCCTAACCGAAACCAAAACCTGTGGAAGCTCCCGGTTGATTCTGGAGTTAGTTGACCCTCACTTGGCTCCTGAGTTTAGCCCGAAGCACTCGCTAAAACCAGGGAATGTAATCCGAGTAGAAGTTATTTCCCACGAGGAAGCTTATGAAATTCGAGATAACTGAAAACCAAGGTCTTGCTCTCCGAGAACTCCAAGAAGAAGAATCAGCAGCTTCGCTAACTCTCAAAGTAGCAATGTCACACCACAGTTCTTTAATGCGTCAGATTGCTACAACTACTGAACTCGTCTGGAGCGAGATAGTAGACACCCATGAACTCGACATCACAACCCACGACTATCAACTTATCGAAGAAGCTGGGAAGTTCTTTGTAATTTCCTCTAAACCGGAGAAAGCATAATGAACATCAACAAAAACCTCGCTGATGCTATCTTTTGGCTTTGTGTTACTATCTCTGTCGGCTTTATGAGTGCTTGCACTGTTCGTATTGTCGAAGCCGACCTTGCCAGAGAGCATCCGGTGATTGTTACTAACCCAACTAAAGTCCTTTGGTCTAAGGAGGTGAAGTAAGTGGCACAAACAGAAAACATGGAGACGAAAGCACTAAGGGTTTTGATTTACGGTCCGGCGGGCACTAAGAAAACAACCCTTGCAGGAACATTCCCTAACCCGCATTTCGTTGACCTTGATGGCGGGATGATGGTTCTTAAAGGCAAGAAAGGAGTTAATTACGTAACCATCAATGGACGCCCAACTACCGACCCAGACTTTATCTCACTTGTCGGGCAGAAGTTCTCTAACCAAGACGCATTTACCAAAGCCCAAGAATTGATTGAGAAATGGGCTAATAAACTAACCAAAGAAGAAACCCTTGTCATCGACAGCCTTAGTTTTCTTAGCAATTATACTATGGATTATGTCCTCACAACTGCGAAGGTAAAACAAGCTAGGATTCAGGATTTTGGGGCAGCTAGAGCTTTGATTGAAGCAACCCTGGAAGCTACTAAAGGCTGTGAGTGCAACGTGGTTATGATCGCTCATGAGACCTTTGAAAAGGATGACGAGCAAGGATATATGAGCTTCATGCCCAACACAGTAACCAAGAACCTTGCCACACAAATCCCGAATTACTTTGACGAAGTTTGGCGCAGTTTCGCCGAACAAGGGAAAGGAGAAGCTAGGGGAAAAACTATCTTCGGTATCGACACAGTGCCAACTAGACGTACTGTGGGCAAATCCAGAATCAATCTTCCTGCAAGGATTGAGGAACCAACTTACGAACTCATTATGAAGCTCAAAGGTACTGGAGATAAATAATGCCAAAGTACGAACCTCATTCTCCAGTGAAATTAAAACGGCTTTCATGGCTTGTGTGTCGTTACTGCGGATTGGTTTATCTAAGAAATGAACTTACCAAACAAGCAATAAAGAAAGGCCATGAGGTAGACTAATGCTCTGGGCGCAATCAATCGTAGTAATCTTCATACTCCTTGGACTTTGGGAGGCTTTAAAATCCACTCCCAAAAACGTAGTCTACTGGTTTCTGCTGGTTGCACTATTGTATTTCGCAGGAACGTTTAACCAACTTGTCCCGTATGTTACGGGATTGTTCTAAAGGAGTTAAAATGTCATACTCACTGATCGCACCATGTTATGATTGTACCAAGAAAGATAAATGCAACGACAGGCATTTTATTCAAGGTGGAATTAATGGTATCCACGATGTGTGGCCCCAAGAAAAAGGACATCTAGGTTCTGGCATCGTTACAATTAGTTGCCAGAATTATATCCAAGTAACCTCAGGAGGTGCATAGACGAAATCAATACTACATTATGTTATTGGCAAAAGCGAACAAGACATAACCTCTTACCTAATTACACTCAACGAAAAAGGAGCAAAACAAATGGCCGTAATTTCTCTCCCCAAATCCCTGAACGATGTTGTTGTCAACGATTTCTCTGCTGTTCCGCCCGCAACCTATGAACTCGAAATCGTCAAAGTAAAACATCAGGTTTCCCAAGCTGGCAATCCCATGCTGGTTGTCCAGTACAAAATCATCAATGATGATGAATATACCGGTAAGATGGTTTTTGAGAATGTTTCCCTTGTGCCCGAAGCACTCTTTACCCTTAAAGCTATCTCGATGGCTACTGGTTTGGAGATTGATTCCGATTTCGACACCGATGACCTTATCGGGGAAGTTGTTACTGCGGTTCTTGACGTTGAAACTTACAATGGCAAGGATAAGAATGTGATCAAAAGATATGAATTCAAAGAGTAATTTGTAGTTCTTGCCCTCACCGGAGGCTAGGGCGTAAAATCCCTAGCTTCTATTGAGTATAAGAGTTGCAATCGCCGGGGCAACTAGTAAAATAGTTCCCTTCCTCCTGCTGTTTGCTAGTGGGTTTCCTCCCTCCTAGCCCAGCCCCGGCTATTTTTACCAAAGGATTTTTATGTTATCTATCCGAAGATTATCTGATAAAGCTTACGGGATTAACACTTACGAACTTAGGATAAACTCCCAATTAATTTGCACATTTAACCACCGTTATGAAGATGGATTGGCTGCGTGTTTGTTGCGGGCGTCTGAAGCAGTAACTAAAGCCAGGCAAGCTGAGTTAGAAGTATTCCTCCAACACCTTTGCGAAAGGACTAAAGATGTTTAAGTTTGTAGATGTCATGCGTGTTATCATCCTCCCCGGCGAAATCACTCCCGAACGCGAAGCAGTAATCAAGATGTTCATTTCTTACGACGAGAGGAAAGGGAAGAAGAAATGACGACACATGAAACCTATCTGGCGTTGTTGCGGACATATAGTTCTTTTGATAATCGCGGTGCAGTGATGGTTGTAACAGAAGATAACACAATCTCAGTAATCAGCAGTCATTACCACAACCCTTATCCTTTTGACCTTGAACAAGACCTTATCCCTACTGCAATCGCAACCGCTGCAAAATGGTCTGGGAAATGCAAAAATGCAACGCTCTACACCACCGAATACCCTATCCGGCAAGAATCCAAGATGATTATTGCTTCCGGGATTTCAATGGTAGTCTTGGATCACAAAAGAATCCCTGCTGTTGTTGATGGGCTTGATTTGCTTTATCGCGCTGAAATTCCTGTTATTCGGTTTGTTGATGGCAAACTTGAAACTTACATGCGTTGTATTAAATGCAGCAATCCTAACTTCTACCAAGGCCACGTATACTATTGCCAAGATTGTTTCTCCAACAAAGGCCCGTTTTGTATCTTTGGTAGCGATTGTTCATCTGCCGGTCAGTGCCAAGATTACACGAATTTTATTTCTATGACTAGAAGGGAGACTTGCTGATGTTTATTGACAGGCCTAAAACTATATTTGTCTGTGGCTTATGCGGCAGTACTAACATTGGTAGGCCAATGAATAATGATCGAGTAGATATCGAATGTATGGATTGTGGTCATCGCAAAATGAAATCTGTTGATGGCAGTGGTATTGCTGATTGGCATTTTATCAATAAGCCAAGAAGAGTGGAGTTTTGATATGAAACAAGCACCGATTCAGATGTATAAAGTTGTTGATAAGATGACTCACTTTCGTAACGAGCAGATGCTAGACGCAGTAGAGGCTCTTGAAGGTAAACCTGTCAGTCGTAGCGAAGTAATGGAATTTGGTAAACTCTATGCTTATGACAACGATGAGCTTCATTTTGTGTGGAAGGGCAAGCTTGCTATTATCTTTCTGCCACCTAGCATTGATGATTTGTCAATGCTGAATATGGAAGCTATTTTAGTTTATGCCGATGATAAAGTGGTGAAGCCAGTTTAGGGAGGATAAGATTAATATGAATATGAATTCCGCGTATATAACCAAGCACCAAGGAATAATTACAAGGCTCTGCTACAGTCGTGCTTTGCCACCTAACATTGCTATTCAAAGCAATATTGAAACCTATATTGAACCTGTATTGGAAGAAATGATATACAAACTATCTGTATATCTAGCTGCGAAACAACACAAGAAAACAGATACAAAAACTATAGAAGAAGTAATAGATATCATAAAAATTCCTTCCTCTTGGTGGCAGCATTTTAAACGGGAATACGCACCTGAATGGTTCACAAATAGATGGCCGGTTAAAGTCTACGAACATCCTTTGAGAGTGTTACGTAAAACCACAACCATCACAGAGATAACAAATATATGCCCACATACTTTGGTAGATAAAGAACGAACTCATTTTGAGTTTTTGTTATTTAGCAAAGATAGTGAATATCCAGGGGTTAGGAGGCCTAAGTGAAAATCTCTTGTTGTATGATAGTTAAGGATGAAGAAAAGAATATCAAACGTGCGTTAACTTCTATTTCAGGTAAGGTGGATGAAATCATTGTTATTGACACAGGAAGCACAGATAAGACAACGAGAGAAATTATTGCTTTTATGAAACATTATGGCCGCGAAAATATCATTGTCAATGATTTTGTTTGGATTGATGACTTTGCAGCGGCAAGGAATTACTCCAAGCGGTTTGCAACTGGCGATTTCATCTTCTTCATGGACGCAGATGAAGAGTTTATTGGTGAAATGCCAGAACTAACCAAACAAGCATTCTACACCATAACCATACAAAACCATACAGACGCCGGAGTTCCTATGACTTCTGTCCCTGTGCGCTTCGCGCCTAACATTCCAGAAGTATCTTTCAAAGGCAGAGTTCATGAGCAGTTTGCATCAACAATCCCGCTTGAAGTAATATCTATCAATGATTGTTACTTGAATCATTATGGATATCTTGGAGAAGCTAGAGAAGCCAAAGACAAACGCACTCGCAACGTAACCTTGCTCGAAGCCGAACTTACTGAGAATCCAACTCCGGATTTGTGTTATTACCTTGGCCAGGAATACTACGGCCTCGGTAAATTCCAAGAAGCTCTGGAACTCTCAGACAAAGGAATTGCATTAATCTCTGAAGATAAATCCTACGCTGCAACTTTGTATAACCTCCAGGTTGTTTGTCTCATTGAACTTGGTTGCAGAAGTGAACTCACTGCTTTTGCTGACCACTACGCTGATGAATACGAACACCCTGAAACCTATCTCGCTCTTGCTTCTTACTTTGCTTCTGTAGCCGACGAAGGCAGAATGCTTCGGTGTGCATTCAACTGCCTCAAGTTCCACAACGCTGGAGTTCTACCAGTTCGCTACGCAGAATCCTCCATCAAACTCATGCCTTACAAAATCCTCGGAGAATACTATGAATCCAGAGACAAGTTGCTATCACTGTATTTCTACGAGTATCTGCTGGGGGCAGGATGCACCGAAGTCGAACTCTATACAAAACTCCATTCCCTCCTCCCAAAAACCTACCGAACAACCCCTAAGTGGGAATACTACGCAACAAAATGTTACGAGCTGACGAATCATCCTGGGTACTTCAAGAGCATTGCAAATGCTTACCTTAACACCACTGACTCGGAAAAACACGAAGAAGCCATGAAGATGATTGACCAAGTAGCGAATCCTCTTGAGAGAATCCAGATTAGGGACAATTTGGAATCTAATGGCAAGCAACATCTTGCAGTTATGCTTACTAGGCCAATGCAATATACTATACCAACTCTGGCCTCAACAAAAGCTTCTATTAGCATTATCATCCCAACAATGCTAAAAGCCTCAGCAGATTATTTTGAGTATAACTTGAAACTCCTTGAAGAATGCCCTTTGGTAGATGAAGTTATCATCATCAACAACAGTAATGAAATATTCCCATACTATTGCTCTAAAGCAATCATTTATGAGCTTGGTAAAAACATCGGAGTAAACCCAGCTTGGAATCTTGGGATGCAAGGAGCAAAGGGTGATTATTATCTGCTACTAAATGATGACTGTTTAATCAACGAGCAAGTTCTTTGGGATTGTGTTTCTGCCCATAAGTGGATTGAAGACGCTGGAGTTATTGGATGTTTTACTAAGCACGAATCTCTTGAGCAATATATAAGTAAGACAGCACTATATACTCAGACCACTGCTATCGAATACAACTTTGAAGAACACAAAGCATTTTCTCTTGGGTGGTTTATTTTTGGAAAGACTTCTGATTGGGTTCCTATTCCAGAAGAACTTGTTTATTTTTATGGCGACGATTTCATACATCACAAACAACTTGTAGCGGGAAGAACGAATCTGGTTATCACTTCTAATTACATTTCACACGCTGTTAGCACGACTGTAAACGCGCTTGATTTGTACCGCAAAGGCTTATTGCAATCAGAAGGAACTATCTACCAAAGAATCCTGGAGGAAGAGAATGGTAATTTTATTCACAGTGCTTAAGTCTGCTTTATTAGTTTTTGGTATTATTATAGCAGCCACTTTTCTTCACATGGGTATGGTGATAAGTTGCATGTCTCCAAACGATTATAGAGATTTGCAGAAAGCGTCCAGAACAACTGCGGGTTGGCTTAACTTTTGGGACAACTATAGAGGACGTATAACGCCAACGGTTAAGACTATAATTTTTGTATTGTACGCTGGCCTCGTTGCATTTAGTATAATCCAATGGAGTGCAAAATGAATTCAACCAGAACTGATATCATAAATCACTACATCTCCAAACACAACTACTCCCGGTATCTCGAAATAGGTATCGACAACGGAGCCAACTTCGCAGCAATTAATTGCCATCACAAAGTCGGAGTAGACCCAGAACCGTCTTGTAAAGCAACTTGGCCGACAACATCTAACCAATTCTTTCGGGCAAACAAAGAATATTTTGATTGTATTTTCATCGACGGCCTACACCATGCAGACCAAGTAGTAGAGGATGTCCAAAATGCTCTACAAGTGCTTACTATGCAAGGAACCATAATCATCCACGATTGTTTACCTACTTCTGAGCTTCACCAACTTACTCCTCGGCAATCAATCACCTGGACCGGTGATGTCTGGAAAGCATGGGTACGTCTCCGGCAACTTAATTGTATCCAGCAGTTTGTAATCGATACCGATTGGGGATGTGGGATTATCCAGTTTGGAGTCCAGCAGAAGCTATTGGTCCCCGATGCTAAACTCACTTGGGATAACTTCTGCAAACACAAACAAGAATGGATGAATATCGTTACTATTGACCAATGGAAACTATCGGAGGCGAATAATGCTAGTTGATGATTTCGCAGACCTAGTAGATAAAGCTATAGCTTTAAACAAAGCAAACCGAAAATGCGGACCTAGTAGTGCAATGTTTTCACCAATAGCTTATGCTAAACAGATGTGTACTGTCAAATTAGATATTGGGCGGGCAGTGGGTAAATCAACTTATATCGCAGATCATGCAACAGCCAAGGATATCATTATAGTGCCAACGCTAAGACATAAATCCATGATGTATCTTTATTATAAAGATAAAAATGTAGTGGCGTATACTGAAATCCTAGGTTATCGTACAAGCAAGCCACCATATGTCAATATTTATGTAGATGAAATTGCTGGTATTGATTTGGATTTTATTTATAACACATTTGTTGACTCAACGATTGCACAAACCTTTATCATCTTGGGAGCTTAATAATGGCAAAGCCTAAGAAAAGAGAATTCCTGCAACTGGCTTTTACTTATAATCCTGCTAAACACAACATCACCAATTGGCTAGTATCCGAGAAACTTGATGGGTGCAGAGCATTTTGGGATGGCAGGGTCTCCAGAGGTATGCTTTGCTCCGAAGTACCTTGGGCGAATACTCTCAAAGATAAAAAAGAGTTTACGGCAACGGGCTTATGGAGTCGTTATGGGAAACCCATTTTCGCCCCTGAATGGTTTCTAAACCAACTCCCGGTAGGAATTCCACTTGACGGAGAACTCTTCGCCGGGAGGGGTAAACACCAGACGCTTAGAAGTGCCACGTCGAAGCATATTCCTATCGATAGCGAATGGCAGAAAGTTAAGTATTGCATCTTCGATTCGCCTAATTTGTGTGATGTTCTTTATAATTCTACAATTAACATTACTAACTTCCAGAAAACTATCTCAGGAATGCAAGAGTTTTTTATCGCTAATAATGAACCTCCTGCGCATCATGGGTGTAAGACTTATGCTCAAGTTTACCAGTATCTCCAAGACACTTGGATTTACCAACCAAACATGGAACTTGTACTGCAAACCCCAATGCACATGATTGATGATATTGATACCATGCTGGCTGAGATTGTATCATCTGGCGGGGAAGGCCTAATTTGCAGAGACCCTTATGCTTCTTATGTCCCTTGGCGTGCTCATTCAATGGTAAAACTTAAGCCTTCGTTGGATTCAGAAGCAGTTGTAGTGGGATACATCACAGGGCGTGAAACAGATAAAGGCTCTAAACTCCTTGGCCTCATGGGAGCAATGATTGTTGAATGGAGAGGCAAAAGATTTGAGCTTAGTGGCTTTACGGGTGAAGAAAGAACTCTGCATATATGCGAAGGCCCTTCCAGATATAACAAAGCAGTTGCATTCGATTGGGCAGCCGAAAATCCAGAAACTCGATGTCCTGGTTGGATTGAAGCAAAGCATTTCCCTAAAGGCTCTAAAGTGACCTTCTGCTACAGGGAACTCACAGATAAAGGGATTCCTAAGGAGGCGCGTTTCCTACGTCCTCGCGGAGACTTCGAGTAATGGTAAAAAACAAACTAAACCCATCTGCCCCGGTAGCAATCCTAGTTGGAACCCCAACCGCAGAGGATGATGTTAAGCGCAAACTTCTTAGCTGCAAAGCAGGGCAAAAGTTCCAATCATTCTTGAGTGCTAATGGGATTTTGCCAGATGATTGTAGTTACTTGTCGCTTGTATCCGAACGCCACCCTACTTTGGATAGAATCCGCCCAGATGAACTACTTTGCTGGCAGGAACTAACTCGTAGAGACATAGTTAAAATCAATCCCAATATTGTGTTGGCTGTTGGCGAACTTCCATTTAAGTTCCTAACTGGCCTTAGTGACCATTACTCCTATAGAGGTTATATTTGTAAACCACTTATGGGAGATTTCAAAGTTCTTTGCATTTGGGATTATAGCAACTTCTTCTCTAATCCAGAATGGAATCCATTAACTCACTGGGATGCAGCAAAAGTAAAAGAGCATATGCATACCAAAGACCCAATGTATAATAAAGTAGAAGTAATAGTCACCCATAATCTGCAATTAATTATGGACGAGTTTCTTAGCGAAGAGTACATAAATAATCCAGACAGCATGTTATCTTTCGACATTGAGTGTAATAAGCAAGAATTAACTTGTATTGGATTCGCTAAAGAGACAAATAAGGCTTATGTAATTCCGTTGAACAAAATGCATTCCGGTGAATATGCCAGAGCAATTAGGGTTATTAATGCTGTGCTTAAATCACCAGTCAAGAAGGTAGCCCAGAATGGGTCGTTTGATATAACATATCTTGCATACTACAACAATATCCAAGTTAATAATTTCGCATTCGATACTATGCTAGCGATGCACTCAATGTATTCAAATCTCCCGAAAGGACTTGGTGTTCTTGGGTCTGTGTTTACTAATTGCGAACCCTGGAAAATGAACAAAGGTGATGACTCAGATGATTTTAAGTAGGAGTTTTTATGGCTAAATGCTCAGTGGAAAATTGTGAATCAAATATACTAGCTAAACAATTATGTAGCAAGCATTATCAGCAAAAATATATTTATGGTGGTATTCGACGAACTAAATTTGACCCAAACGAAATTTTGGAATACGATAGTCATGCTGAGATAAAGCTCTATGATGCTAAAGGCAACCATATAGCATCGACGTTAATTGATTTAGATGATTCTCAAAGAGCCAGAAAATATAAATGGTATTTAAGCGGTGGATATGTGAAGACCCAGGATGGTCTAACCCTAGCTGATTATATTATGAGAAAACCTAGGGAAATGTATATTGACCATGCGAACAGGAATACATTAGATAACAGAAAATCAAATCTGCGAATATGTACTGCTGGGCAAAATAACTGTAATAAGCCCAATTGTGGTAATAGACAATCTAAATACAAAGGTGTTCACTATAATGGATATTCCTGGTGTGCATTTATTTACAAAGGAAAGTCTTATTATATAGGTAGTTATAATTCTGAAATTGAAGCAGCAAGAGCTTATGATATTAAAGCTATAGAATTACATGGCGAATTTGCTTATTTGAATTTCCCGGAGGACTATGATGGCAAAGATTGATTTTTCAGCACAAAGTAATGCAAACTTTGACTGGGAGGCATTTTACCGATACAATGGCCGCGATGCTGCTAATACTCTTGCTATTGCATTAGTAGAAAAGGATTTGTTGAAAGTCCGAGGAACTGAAGCAACCTTTGCCCAAGAAATGGCATTGACTTATCCTTTGATTACTGCTGAATGTATTGGAATCAAAGTAGACCCAGCAAAGATTGAAGAGTTGTCAGAGCAAATTAGTGAAATTATTCGTAAATGGAAATTATATATTCAAACTCTTGTTGGCTACGATATTAATCCCAACTCATCCCAGCAACTACAAGAGTATCTTTATGATAGACTCAAATATCCCAAGCGAGTAAAGAAAGGTAAAATTACTGTTGATGTTGATGCTTTGATTAGCTTGATTCCATATAACCCAGTGCTAATTAAGCCTATTGCAATTTATCGCAAACTAATAAAGGAGTATTCTTTCTACAAAGTAAAAGTTGGTGAAGACGGGCGCGTTAGAACAACACTCAAACCAGCAGGCACAGAAACAGGACGATTAGCATCTAGTAAGAGTATTACTGGAACTGGCACGAACTTGCAGAATCAACCTAAGATTGTACGACAGATTTATATCCCCGATGAGGGAAATATATTCCTCCAAGTTGATTACGGTAAGGCCGAGAGTTGGTTGGTGGCATACATGGCCCAAGACCAAAAGATGCTTGATGCATTACGTGGGCCAGATTTTCACAGTACAAACGCTTCTAACTTCCTAGGCCGCCCAGTTACTAAAGCAGATTATGCTGACAGACAAATCGGCAAAAAGGTAAGCCACGCAAGAAACTACCGAATGACAGCTTTCTTGCTTCAAAAGGTGATGCTACGGGAGGGATTCAATCTATCTAAGTCAGATTGCCAAGATTTGTTAGACAAATATGACAGAAGCTACCCAAACATCAAGAATGTATACCACAAATGGGTAGAAGAGCAATTACGTAGAGATATGACAATAGCTAATGCTTTTGGGAGAAAGATAACATATTTTGGTTTCTGGAACGATGCGTTACTTAATGCCGCTACTGCGTTTTATCCACAATCAACAGTCGGTGATATGACCAACAAAGCATTGATTAATCTATATGAACAATTTAGAAATAGGCCAGTGTGGGTTAATCTGCAAGTACATGACTCTATTCTACTCCAAATGCCAAAAGCATACTTAACTTGGGATTTGATTGATGAGATTAGAGGATGTATGGCTGTTCCATTAACAGTACGTGGCGAAACATTTACTATCGGAGTAGATTTTGAGGCAGGGTATGATTGGTATCACTTAGACGATCTAAGCAAACATCTGCCTGCTTAATGTTGTTTAAATAATTCTGTCAACCTAAGTATTTTCTGTCTTGATAACTACGGGTTTAATTGGTATAATTAACTATACTTCACAAGGAGAACTGCTTTGATTATCGGAGTAAGCGGACGTATAGGCTCAGGCAAGACTGAGTTTGCTAGGTTGGCAGAGAGTGAGTTCAACGCAACAGTGGTTAACTTTGCGGGAGAACTAAAGAAAGAAGTAGATGGTTATTTGCATCAATGGCAGATAGCTCATAGCGATGCTTCTCTTTGGGGGCATCAAGATCATAAAGCCGAAAGAAACATCAGAATTCCTATGTCTTGTGTGACTCTGGAAATGCAAAAACATGGATTCAAGTCTTATGGAGTTAGTGAAACATCGGACCTTATTCAATTAACCTCTGGCCGCGAACTTCTCCAATTCTGGGCTGAATGGAAACGCGCAATCAACTCCAACTACTGGGTCCACAAACTCTTTGCTGAAATAGAAGACTCTGATTTTGTGGTTATTGATGACGTTCGCTACACCAACGAAGCGGATATGATTCGGATATGTGATGGTTATGTCCTTAGAGTCAACCGTATTCCTGCATTTAGTAACTCTACCCATATTGGTGAAGTCCAACTTGATAACTACCCAGGTTTTTGTATGACCATCACCAATGATTCTTCCCTTGAATCCTACCACAAACTCTGCCGCGAGGTACTTACCCATTATCGGAGGTCTTACTTGGATGCAAAAAGAGGACACTTTTAAACTATTTTTATTGCAAAATGGCTTCGACCCAGAAGGCTTGATGCAGATAATCAAACTCCATCCATCATTACTCGATGTTTATGAGTTTGATGAATTAGCGCCATTGTGCCTACTAAGTTCAAAGCTGTTAAAAAAGAAGCATTGCTATATCTATCTCCCTGAGTTCCTTTACGATATCGTAGCCAAAGGAAACCCAGAAGCAATAAACCGTGTGTTGGAGCAACTTATCTTCAAAGAATTCTCCGGCCCGGCAGTTGATGTTATCGACTCTCATTTGGATGTTGCCAAAAACCTCTTAGGCAAATAACATGATTATTGATGAGTATTTGAAATTCACTTCCTGTAACTCTGCCCCAAAGAGTTTTCATACTTGGTCGATTCTCAGTATGATCTCCGCGGCAGTAGGAAAAAAGCTTTGGGTTAAATGTAATTACTTCAACGCTTATCCAAATATGTATATGGTTCTTGTTAGCTTGCCTGGAGTTGGAAAGAAATCAACCTCCATCAGTCTAGCTTATGAAACCCTAAAGCAAGCAGAACTTGAAACTAAGTTCTCTTTTGATTCACTAACTCCGCAAGCCTTGATGATTGCTCTCCATGATGCTTATGGCGTCGAGGATATGGGTGGCGGAAAACTACATAGTAGCTCACCACTAACCGTCATCGCTGATGAACTTGTATCTTTGCTCTCTAGTGGTCCATCAATGGTCGAATTCCTAACCAACGTCTTTAGTGTCAACAAATACGAATACAAAACTAAAAACATGGGGGAATGTATTATCAAAAACCCATGTTTAAATATCGCTACTTGTGCAACAACGGATACTTTCAGCGCCAGAATTATCCGAGAAGGTATTGCCGGTGGATTTATGTCTCGTGCGATAATTGTCTACGATGACAACGTAAAACCAGTTTCTCCTTTTTGTATGCCCTCTGAAGAACAGGAAATCTCAAGGCTTCGGATGGTAGAACGATTTCGGGAAATGAGCAAGCTCTATGGCGAAGTTACCTGGACTCCAAAAGCCGTTCAACATTTTGAACAATGGTTCGGAGAAGAAATGGTCGTAGGTGCAGCAAAAGCAGTTAACAAAGAATTCTCCAGCAGAAAGGACTTGCATGTAATCAAAACATCAATGTTAGTTGCAGCTAGTGAACTCAGAAGAGTTATCAATGAGGATGATTTTAACTACGCGGTGCATCTCTTAAAACAAGTTGAGCATAATATGAAGTTTCTGTATATTGGCGCAGGAGCTAACAAATTTGCTGATTTGTACATTAAGATCCTCGCGGCAATCCACGAAGTAGGAGATTGTGAATATTCTCAACTCCTTCAGTATTTTATGAAAGACATCGAGCAATCAGACTTCGACAACCAGATAAAAACACTTGAGACTGTAGGGTATATTAAACGATTCATTGCAGACAAAAAGGAAACTATTATGATAACTAACAAAGGAAAGGAGATGTTTTCACGTTATGTCTAAATATATAGATACATTCCAAGTAAGGATTAAACTAGCGGATCATGCTATAGCGGATGTAGATAAACTTAAATCTGCATTTAGTAAAACTGAACAAGCCTTTAAAGAGTTGCAACAAGCTATGGCTGAATTTGATGAAATAGCTCAACGCTTTAACTACTATAACCCTATCGAAACCGAGGTGGTAGATGGCGAAGATAAATAGTATCCAAATCGAATTATCCACAGGGCGCAAGATAACCTTGAGTAAAACAGAAGCTAGAGAGTTGAAACTTAAACTTGATGAATTGTTTGGAGTTACTTATTATCCAACTTGGTATCCTAATTATCCAATAGTAACTTATACCACAGATAATATAAAATTTGTCAGTTCCACAGCCTCAGATACCATTGATTTGAATAAAATTAAAACGGGCATTGAGGATTCAATTAACAAAGGACTTACTAAATGAGCATCCTATATCTAAACGACGTTGAGCCATGTTTCTGTTGTTCCAAACCCACTAAACGCGTAAACACCGAACTTGAACTCCCAAGTTGTTCTCTTTCTTGCGACGTTAAACTCTTCGAGGAGCCTATTGATGAAACTGGTAATTAAATGGCTAGAAGATTCCCATGATTGTGAAACTTGCGGATATTCGTATTCCTATGGGGCTAAAGTAACTTTAGACGATGTAGTTATCCTAGATGACTTCGAGAAAGCTCATTGTTACGGTGGCTCGGATGTAACTCCTGAAGATATCCTTAAAGCTCTTTGCAAACATCTCAATATTGAAATCCGGGAGATTTATTAATGAAGTTAACTGACCGTGCTGAAACAGTTGCTAAGCTCCGAATCTTTGCAAAAGATGCTACTGGCAACTGTATCGAAGATTTCGATGGAATGTGCCATAGGGTTGCAAAGCATCTTGCAAATTCCGAAGAAGAAGAAAAAGACTTATTCTGGGTGATGAATAATCTTTTGTTTTTGCCTAATAGTCCTTGCTTGGTAAATGCAGGAGCTAAAGGACGTAAGAATCAACTCAGTGCTTGCTTTGTTTTAAGCGTAGAAGATTCTATCGAAGACATCTATGACACCATCAAAGAAACCGCATTGATTCACAAAACCGGCGGAGGTACGGGTTTCAATTTTAGTAAAATCCGCCCGAAAGATTCCAACGTAGCCTCAACTGGTGGCGTTGCTTCTGGCCCGGTTAGTTTCATGAAAGTCTTTGATGCTTCCACGGATGGCATCAAGCAAGGCGGAGTTCGTAGGGGTGCGAATATGGGAGTTCTCCGTGTTGACCATCCTGATATCCTAGACTTTGTTAATTGTAAACGCGGGAAGAATGCACTACAGAACTTTAACATCTCAGTAGCAATCACTGATGAATTCATGGAAGCTAAGCTCAAAGGTAATGAGTTTACTTTGGTTAATCCCAAAACCAAAGAGAAGACTTCTATCAGTGCTAAGACCATCTGGGATGCGATAGTAGATAACGCTTGGAATTCAGCAGACCCAGGTGTACTGTTTATCGACCGAATCAACGAGCACAATCCCCTGACCGGAGTTAGTAGTATAATCGAAGCTACTAATCCTTGTGTTTCTGGAGATACCTTAGTATTAACTGATAATGGATACATTCGCATTGATGAGCTTGTTGGTAAACCAGTTAATATTTGGAATGGTTATAGATTTTCTAAAGTTACTCCGCAGATAACAGGAACAAACCAGAAGATGGTAACTGTGGAGCTAAGCGATGGTAACAAACTCACATGCACAGAATATCATAAATTCATTGCTTGGAAAGGAACTGTCGCAGCCAAGGATTTGCAAATTGGGGATAAATTAATCAAATGGAATTATCCGGTAATTGAGGGCAATACTACGCTGCCAAGGTCTTATGCTTACACTACGGGTTTCTTTTGTGGAGATGGTTCGCAAGAAACTACTAGAGACAGGAATTCTATCTGGCTTTATGGAGACAAAATAGCTTTGTTGGACCATTTGGAATACGCTACGTACAATGAATGCGCAAATGACCGGTTGTTTGTTAAGATGCGTCCTAGCGTGTTTGATAAACAATTTGTACCAGACACTAATTATTCAATACAAACCAGGTTAGATTATCTGGCTGGGCTAATTGATTCTGATGGTACTCTCAACGACAAAGGAGGAAGTATAGCTCTTTGGTCTAATGATAATACCTTCATTACCAAAGTAAAATACATGCTCCATACTCTTGGCATTAATTGTTCAGTATCTATCGGCACTTCTGGTGGAAGTAAATCAATGCCTAATGGCAAAGGAGGGCATAAAGAATATAATACTCAGGATTGTTTTCGGCTGGTAATAAGTGCTTACAATGTGATGAAGTTACGTGAATTAGGCTTGGCTACAAATAGAGTGGCTGTAGATGCCAAACCTAATAGAAGCTCGGCCAGAGCAATATATGTAAAATCTGTCGAAACTTCTGGTATCGCTGATGTTGTTTATTGTTTTACTGAGCCATTTAATCATACTGGTGTGTTTAATGGTATGATGACAGGGCAGTGCGGAGAACAACCATTAGCGCCTGGAGAAGCATGCGGGCTTGGAAGCATCAATCTAGCAGAAGTTATCAAAGACTACGGCATCGACTACGACAAACTAAAAAAGATAACTCGTATTGGCGTTTTGCTTCTCAATCGCATGATGACTAAGAGCGAATACCCTAACAAGAAGATAGCTGAACGCGTTAACGCTTCTCGTAAAATCGGCCTCGGCGTAATGGGTTTCGCTGACATGCTTATCAAGATGCGTATCCCGTATACTTCCCAAGACGCTCAAGAAGTTGCAGGGAACATTGCTCAGTGCATCTTGGATACTTGTGTTAAAGCAACCCACGAGCTAGGAACCAAAGAAGGCGTGTTTCCTTTGTTCAAATCAGAATACAAAATGCCGGGACATATTAAGGAATCTCTCAAGAGACTGAAGATTAAGCCTAGCGATTACAAACCGGCAAATAGCACACTTACAACCATCGCGCCAACAGGAACGCTTAGCATCATTGCTAATTGCTCCAGCGGGATTGAACCTATTTTTCATTTTGAACAAACAGAACGTAGAGTTGATATGGAGATTGTCCATACCCATCCTTTGTATGCAGCCTATAAAGAAAAGTTCCCTAAATGTGACATGCCACATTACTTTCAAGAACTTGCCGATATCGACGTAGATACACATGTCTATATCCAAGCAACATTCCAGAAGTATATTTGCAGCGGGGTTAGTAAAACAGCAAATCTTCCTCATGACGCAACAAAACAAGACGTTGAGAAAGTCTACCGTGAAGCGTTTATTCTTGGCTGTAAAGGAGTGACCGTCTACCGTGATGGTTGCTTGGAGAATCAAGTAATCTCAGGGAAGGATTCTAAAGGCTTTACCATTGCAACAGAAATCCTACCAGAACCTAGGCCCGAAGCACTTAGCGGTATCACCTATGAAATCAAGACTGGCTTTGGGCCGATGTTGGTAACGGTGAATTATAAAGATGGGAAGCCATTTGAAGTCATCTGCCAACTAGGTAAAAGCGGCGCGAGTGAAGCAGCTAAGGCAGAAGCGATTAGTAGGCTTTGTAGTATACTACTGCGTTGTAATGTACCTCCAAAAGTCATTGTGGAACAACTTGAAGGGATTGTTGGCAGCGAAAGCATCCATACCAAATACGGACTTGTTACTTCCATCCCTGATGCTCTTAGTAAAATCATGATTAATCATGTGCTTACTAAGGAAGAATATAACCCGACCATTCCAACCATGATAAAATGCCCAGACTGCGGAAAGTTCAATACCATGATTAAAGAAGGTAGTTGCTCCACTTGCCAGAACTGTGGCTTCAAGTCATGTGGAGGCTAAATGGCTCTTACTAACCACAACTGCAGCCCATGTATCATCAACACCAAGAAAAAGTGTGCATCTTGTGTTCTTGCGAGAAAACAATATGAAACACCATGTATTGCAACTGAAAGTATGTTAGTAAAATTCCTTCGTCATCATCGTTACGAAGATTATCTATCAACCGAGGAACATTTTTAAAGGAGCATCTAGTGACCAACAAAGAACTGGCCGTATCAATCATCAACGAAATCTCAACTGACATCAACAGCCGGACTGGTTTCGGAGTCGTATGGCGTCAAATCTCCGTAACCCGCAAGAAAGAAATAATCGACGCTTGGGAACATCGTATCATCAGACTTCTGGAAGCAGAAGAGAAAGGGAAGATAAAGAAATGAGTGTGAAGACATTGTGGCTTGACTGCGAAACAACAGGTTTAGTGCCATATAAGCATGGTATTATTCAACTAGGTGGGATGATAGAAATTGGCGGAGAGGTAGTAGAAACCTTCAATTTCAGAATGCAGCCTTGCCCTACTGCAATCATCGACGACAAGGCTATGCAAGTAAACAAGATAACTCCAGAGGAACTTAGGACTTATCCATCGTCAAACAGCCAATATTGTGCATTTATTAATGTCCTTGACAAGTACATTAATAAATTCAACAAAGAAGACAAATTCATTCTCGCTGGTTACAACGTTCAATTTGATGATGGTTTTGTAAACCACTGGTTTAAACGCAATGGAAATAACTACTGGTACTCCTATGTCAACAGTGCGAAACTTGATGTAATGTCTTCCGTAGCAACTTGGCGTAGAGCAACCAATACCAAAACCCCTAACAACAAACTAAGCACAATCGCTGAATGGTTTGGTATCGGCGGAAACTTCCATGATGCTCTAGACGACATCAAAGCAACCAGAGAACTTGAGTTGAAAATCCAAGAAGTAATGTGCGGTATCAGAAACTAAGCAATAACTATTGCAGATAAACCAAAGCCCCTAGCTTTAACTCTAGGGGCTTTATTTATTCAATCTGGGGCATATCTTCCATAAACCTGATATTTCTTTGGATATTCCTGTAAGTACCTATTAACATCCTCTGGAGATGGATGCTCCAAATCATACTTTGTATCTGCATACTTTAAATACTTTGCTTGATCGCTGCAAATCTCAGGCCCGCCAGGAAGTTGCAACCAAGGTAATTTAAACCTCAACCCCAATATCTGTAACGGGTCATAGATTCTCTTATACCAAGGTTGTTTAATTGCTTCTGAAAGTTTATTCTTAATAACCAACTTAACTGCTGGACTCCAACATCTACTTGTCCAAAGTTTAAGCCTGTGCTTCTTAAGATAATCCTCCAATGAAGTCTCTTTTAACATCCAATCCTGAGTAACCAATACTCCAGGCCGCACTAACCACATTAGATGATTATAACTCCCATTAGTAACATCCTTAATCCTAGCGCTCACAAGACTCTCCATGTTATCACTAAGCATTAGCAGCGGATAATCACTTAACGGGATATTTCTTATCTCTTCTTTTGTCATATACTGTGTTGGAGACATTATCTTCTCCTATCTCAGTACAACATTACTGACGAATTTAATAAACCCAATTTTATCTGCGATATAAAACGCAGATGCGCCAATAGCTGCCCACTTAATAGCCCCCATGTTATCTGCTAATATTTTAACTTGGTCCTTAACTGTCTTAATATCACCAGCCATAGCTTTAGTCACTACCTCTAAGGAAGTGATTCTATGTTCTTTGTCCCTAAGACAATCCAAATCCCCACAAGTCATTGCTAAACCCCCTATGCAATCTTAACTGGAAAGAAGTAATAAGTATTCTTTGCACCAGAGGCCAAGGTAAGTTCAAATGCCAGAGTCATGCTAGCACCTTTGTACCCAATTCCTGGGTATTTAAATTTGCACAAAACATAATCCGTAGAAGTCTGGATGGTGTAATCCTCATCCACCACATAAGAAGAAATATCAACCACAGCAGTTAAGTCAGACGTAGGGATTATTTCCCCTACATAAGCCTTAACCACTGCAGATTGAATATTATCCCCTTGCGGCAGAGTACCATCATTCCCGGCAGAAGTAGCTTGGGGAAACAGAAACTTATACGGTCCCCAGTTATCCATTCCTGCTCTAAGTTCAATGCTCGCCCCAAGAAAATCCATCATACTGCTCCTTATGCGTATTCCCATTTGATAGTAGCGGTATCAGCGGAAGTATTAGCCGCGCCAGCATTAACTACCCGCTTAAACCAAATCCGATAACCTTGACCTGCAGGAATATCAGGCACAGACATTCTGCTGGAGGTGTTATAAGTAGCAAATACAATCGCGGCAGGAGCGGTAGATTCATTAGCCACAGACAAAGAACTCTCAAGTGCATTAGGCCCGAGGTCAAGCCGAGTATCCGCGCTTGAAGTATCAGGGTCCAGGTAAACAGTTACCGAAGTAGCCGCTGCATCCCCTGAATTGTACAAATCCAACGCCCGGTACTCAGTATCCCCTGCAGCAGATTCCACTGCACTCACATCATCAAACAAGTTATTCAACGGAGTAGAACTCAAAGCCACTGAACTTCTAACTCCTCCCAACGAAGCATTTGCATTGCTGTTGCTCGCCCCACCAGTGTATCTCAGTTCCAACGTCGCTGCCATATCTTATCTCCTTACTTGGTTTTTGCCAGAATCACAAATGTTCTGGTTTTGGTGTTAAACAACATGGTATGGGTTTTTGTAGTGAAAGTCTCTAAAGGACTAACTGCAATAACTGTAGAAATAACCGCCCAAGCTGACTGCGCTTCTTCTTTGCTGAGAATCTTCCAGTTACTATCTTTACTTACTGTTTTAAATATCTTCCAAGAAGTAGACGCTGACAGATTACTTAGTGCAAAAACCTTCCATTCAGAATCTTCATTCCCAGAAGCAAACAATTTCCAAGCACTTGCTTTCTCTATCCCTACTTGGATTTTCCAAGAAGTATCTATTGCTTCAAGTCCTGCGACAAATATCACCCAAGCAGAATCTTGGGTTTGTTCTTTGTAAATCTTCCACTCAGCAGATTCGCTTAACTCTGCAAACAATTTCCAAGCAGAGTCTTTGGTGTTTTCTTTAAACAACTTCCAACTAGAAACTTTATTCAGATTCTTAAACAGTTTCCAACTGGTTTGTTTGCTGACTGGTTTGAAAACTCGCCAACTAGCAATCTTGCTCAACCCAGTTGCAATCTTCCAAGCAGTATTTACTGCAACCGTGCTTCCAACAAGTACTTGCCAATTGGTGTTAATACTTGGATTTTTAAATAATTTCCAGGTTGTTTGTTTTGCTATACCGAGTTTAACTTTCCACGTGGCTTGTCTATTTGTGCTTTTAAATAACTTCCAGACGGTGTTTTTAGTCAATCCCTTGCGGAGTTTCCATGCTGTATCCTTAGTAATAGCCTTAAATAATTTCCAACTGACATTGTGTGCAAAAACCTTAACCATTTTCCATGCAACAGATTGTTCATTATAGGCTGGGATAGCAAGCTTCCCGCCGGTTGCATATCCGCCTATAAATGTAACTGGTGGGTTTATTATACCAAGCGGTGCTTCTGCAAACTCAATCTGTGTGATATAGCCATCCATTTTTGTCGTGAGTTGCACAGCCGTGGCAGGGCCAGTGAAGTTGGCAATTCTGTTGCCCATGTAAAAGGCAACAAAACTTGCCCCATCTCGGACAAAAGTGAATTCTATGGGTTTAATTTCTGCATTGAAATTAAAGGTAGTCGTAGTGACAACCCCGTTCTTATTAAATTTGAGATAGGGTGAAGAACTGCCAAATTCAAAAGCATATGTATTGACTCCATCTGTAATGCCTGCCATGAAGCCGCTCGCCTGACCAAGCATGGCCGTAACCTGCACAGCCAGCATTCCCTCAGTGAACTCATCTTCCAGCGTCAGCGTCTGTGCTATAGTACATTCGATTGCATGTCCCCAATTGAAGGGCCAGGTTGCCGAAGCAAGCCCAACATCGCGGTGCATCTGTGCATCATAAGGCCAGACGTTATCCCAGCCATTGGCTAAAACCGGCTCGGTGAAGTTGCGGGTTGGAGCCAATGACCTTCCATCATAGGCAAGGTGCGCCTCCCCATCCTTAATGGCAAGATTGGACGGAACCCCAATGATGATACTGTCCCATGCACCAATACCCGGAGCAAGAAGAACACGGCGTCTCTGTTCGATTGCCGGATTGAATGGGTCGGCCCCCCAGAACATGGTCGCACAGTTCATCCACCCCACAGGAGCAGCCCCTCCTATCAGGTCGTTTGCAAACCAGTAATAGAGGCTGCGCGTTGAATCATAAATCATCTGCCAGTTTTCGCCGCCATGGGTGTAAACGACGTTAACTAGATCAGGCGTCCACGGGCCAACGGGATTAGGGCATGTGGCCTGTGCGTAGCCGAAATCATTATCGGCATTCACAGCCCCAAAAATGGCATGATATAACGAATCGCTTGAATCGTACCAAACACACCCAATCTGTGAGGCCAAACAGTTCGGGGCTTCATCCTCAATAATCCCCAGCGGGATTGTAATGTCGCTATTATAATTTCCATATGGGCCATTGGGAAAAGTGGCCGGGTAGCCGTAATAGGTCGGGTGATGGTATGGCCCCTCAACTGCATCAGCAATGGCTATTCGCCCCTCGTATTTTTCAAACCCCGTGTACTCAGTTACATGCCTGTCTGAAGTGTTGTAATACATGTAGTAGCGAGCGCCGAATTTGAACACATAGCAACTCCCGGCATTGCCGATTGGGGAACCATCCGCCATAAGGACACCGGATGCTCGAAGACTC